ATCGCATGCCCTATGGACGTAAGGAGTTAAATTATGGCAAATCCGTTATATGGACAAAATAAAGCTGATGGAAACATCGGATGGTTACAAAACTATGAAAATGGTGTTAAAGATCATGGAACTTTAGGTGATAATTTAGTTCTTACTGCTTATGATATGGTGAATGCAGTTGCACACACATGTGATCCAGCAGCTGCTAGGTCAGTTACAACTGCTACCGCTGCTTTAATAGTAGCTGCAATGAAAGAAAAAGCTAGTGACAGCAAATGTGTTGCTGGTGATACTTTTCAAATGTGCTTTATTAATGGTGGTACAGCTGGCGCTGATGAATCATGCACTATGACTGCTGGTACAGGAGTTACTGTTGTAGGTAATGCAGAGGTTGAAAACCTTGATACTGCTAGTGACGCTATTAGTTCAGGTTCATCATTATGGGCTGTTCACGTTACTAATGCTGCATCAGGCTCTGAAGCTGTTTCAATAATCAGACTAGCGTAAGGAGTAACTGATGGCTAATGTAAAACTAGGTTCACAAGCAGGTTGGAAATTTAACTATGCTGAAAACTTGGACTCTGATAGACAATTAACCCCAGGTGATTCTGGTAAATTGTTTTTTGCAGATGGGACAAGTGCATTTACAGTTAATCTTCCACAACTTTCTGATGTTGAAGCTGGATGGACTTGCAAAATAATAGTAGATACAGTAAATGAAGATATTTCTGTTGTAGGATATGGACAGCCTGCTGCTGGTGGCTCTGATGGAGACGCTAACAAAGTTTGTATAGCTACTTATTGTAGAGATGGAAACGCTACTACTTATGATGCAGATGCAGATGGTTTTACTATTGAAGCTGCTGGAAGTATAGGTGACTTTGTAATTATAACAACTAACGGAAGCCTTTGGTTTGCTGAAGGCTATGCTAATGCTGCTGCTCATATTACAGCAATAGCAAGTTAATGATGAAAGGAGAAAATGATGGCTAACGTAAAATTAGGTTCTAATGCTAAATGGAACAGTTATGCTCAGAATTTAGACTCTGATTATCAAATGCTAGTAGGAGATGCAGGGAAAACATTTTTCGCAGACCAAACAAATGCTGTGAAAGTTAATCTTCCTGAATTATCTTCTGTTAGTGCAGGTTGGGGTTGTACTATTATTCTAGATGTAGAAGGAAGCGCAACTGTTAGCGTAGTTGCTTATGGTCTTCCTCTTGCTGGTGGTACAACTGGTGATGCTGAAAGTGTAACTTACAGAGAATATCCTCGTGATGGCTCTGGTGGTGGAAATGCTACTAATTGTGATGGATTTGATATTAATACAAATGCTGTAATAGGGCATAGAGTTGATATTATAACCAACGGAACTCGATGGTTTGCGAGTTCTTTCCAAGGAGCTGGCAATCACGGTGCTAACATAGATACTGACTAAGTGAATAAATAAATAGTTCGGGCACTCTCTATGGTGAGCTTCCCTCCCTGTAGAGGGTGTCTCGGACATTAAAAGGAAATTATGGCAAGTTTTGAAGAACAAATAGAAGGTTTAGTAGGATTTGATATAGGAGTTGATGATGGTCCTTCAGCAGCAGAAATAACTCAATTTATAAGAGATGGAGTTATTGATGTTATATGTAAGGTTATAGAAATAAAACCAGAAGAAGCATCATTATTTTCTAGAATAGATTATGATACTGGAAGCGGTCAAACTGTAAATAGTGGTCAAATTGTAAATGTTACCAGAGAACACGATGATACTACTATTTTAAGACCTGCTGATAGAATATCATCTAAAGATAGATATGATGCTCAAGATACTAAAAGTTTAAAGTATAGATCTAAATATAATCCAGCATATTATGTTCTTGATAAAAAAGTACATGTATTACCTACAGCAGGTAGTAGTGGGAATAGGGGAGTAATAAATTTTATAGACTATGATATAGCAATTGATGAAGATGAAACAGGTACTAATTTGGAAAATTTCCCAAGTAAGTATTATCATTTAGTAAGTTTATATGGAGCAATTAAAACAGTGGAATCTAAATTAGCTCATATAGCTCAAGATGATGAAGATCAGGAACTTATAACTATATGGAATAGTATTTTAAGTAATTTAAAAAATGATTATGGAGACTTTTTTGCTATGATGATAAAAGCTGCTCCAAAACCTCAACAAGGAGGACAAGCGCGTGAAAGTTAAAGAAATTATGGAAAGAGCTGGAATAACAGAAACTGGTAGAGCACTCGCATATATAAAAGATGGTTTAGAAGAGTTGAATTTAGAGGGTGAAGCTCAAGTTAAAACCGATAGAATTGATATAAAACAGAATAAAAGATTTTATACTTTCCCAGATGATATGGTGAAGGTATTACAAATAAGATGTAAGAATCACTTAAATAGTGAAGATGAATATAGAAAAATACCAAGACTTCTGCATGAACCTAAAATTGTTGATGCAGACGCAGAATAGGAGACAATAATGGCGATAAGTAACGCAACAATGACTGTTACGGTAACTGAATCAGTTTCGTTAAACGGTACAAATAGAGGAAACTCTATAACTAGAAGTATAAGTAATATCCATGATGTTATGGAAAGAATTATAACAGTTCCAACATCTGAAATAACTCTATATACAACTCATAATACAGATGTGGCTGGACAAATATTTGATAATGGGTTTGTTAAGTATGCTAGATTTACAAATAAAGATGCTAATAATTATATAACTCTAAGAATTACAAATGGTGAAAATGATGAGTTTGCATATAAACTACTTGCAGGTGAAACATTTATTTTAAATTCACATTCAGCATCTACAGAAATGGCTGCAGGTGCTGCAGGTGCTCCAGATCAAGATATATTAAGTGTTGAAGCACAAGCTAATACAGGCGCATGTGATCTTGAATATATAGTTGCAAGTGTAAACGCATAGGAGTAATATGGCAACAGTTAGAGAATATGGTTATTATATAAAAGGTAATAAATTAGCAGTAGTAGAAAGAGATACTTCATTTGATAATGATGTAAATTCTAAAGACTATGGTCCTGGTTCAGATAGAGCGCAATGGAAGTCTCCCCTTGCAGATGCTGATAAAGGACTGGAAATTCAATTTACTTATCTTGATGATCAAGTAGTAGATGAAGGTAGTGATATTCAATTACCTAGATATTTAGCTAGAGCATTAGTTTATTATTTAAAAGCAAGAATGTTTGAAGATGCTGGAAACTCTAATATGCGCAAAGCCAATTTAAAAGAATTTCGTAAAATGATTGAAAAACAAGAAACCGCAAAAGTATCTGGACCTAGAATGATAGCTCCAGGGCCTTATGCAATAAGATAACAAGCCCATTCACGCACAGCCAGTGCTTAGGGCAGGAGGTAGACATGGCAAATAAACAAGGTGGATTACAAGGATTCACAGTTCAAGAAGCACAAAACGCTTCTCTAGGTCAAGCAGGTGCCCTGCTAACAAATGATACAAGTAATGATATAGATGCTCCAACTGGATCACATTGGGTTGCTTTACAAATAGTTGATGATGTTACTTTTACAACATTAACTCAAGTAAGTAATAAATGGTTTGGTTCTGCAGCAGGTGCTACAGATCTTGATTCTAATGGTGACACTACATCAGGTATTACATTTCCAGCGGGTATGACTTTATATGGTAGATGGTCAAAATTTAATTTAGCTGGTGGAACTGTTATAGCTTACGTAGGTTAGTTATGGCTTTAGGTCTTTCAAACAGTTTATCAAAATCAGGTATAGTAACGCCTGGTATAGTTACTGATTCTTTAGTATTAAAACACAATTATTCTTCAGGAGAAGTGCATCTTGTAAGTGATGGTGCTGCATATTTTGATGGTAATGGTGATAGAATTAATATGGGAGTAATAAATACCCCTTCAGGTGCATTTAGTATGGGGTGTTGGTTTAAAATACTAACAGGTCAATTAGAAGAACGCCCAACATTGATGGGAAGAGCAAGTTATGCTACACATACTCATGGTGTGATATTAAGATTTTCAACTGATTCTTCTTCTAGTGATACGACAAAATTATCTACTGCAATTGGAAGTGCTGCTGCATCTACTAGTAAAGAGTGGACTTCAGCACCTACTAGAGATGTTTGGAATCATGCTATGATTACAGTAGATGGCGCATCTGATGGTTCTAAAACTTTAAAAATGTACTTAAATGGAGTACTTGATAAAACTTCAACAAGTATAAGATATGCAGTAGATACTGATGCAACTACAGAGTTTCAAATAGGAAAAGCAGAGAATTTAAATGCAGGAGACTCAGAATTTAAAGGATATATATGTAATGCTGGTATGTGGGATACAGACCTAACACAAGCGCAAATACAGTCAATTATGTGGAAAGATTACGCTAGATTATCTTCTAGTGAAAAAACAAATTTAGTATCATGGTGGAATTTAAGTAGCGATGCAAATGATTCCCATGGTTCAAACAATGGGACATTAGAATAATGGCAGCTACAATACAAACAATGGACAAACCAACAAGAGTTAGAGGATTAGATACTTCTGGTAACAACAATCACGCACAAATATATTCAGGTAGAGCATTAGAATTTGATGGTGTTACTGATTATTTATCAGTATCTGGATCAGCAACTCCTGTAGTTTTTGTGGATTATACTGCAGAATCAACTGCAGCTAATAGAGCATGGACTGTAGCTGTTTGGATTAAATTTGATTCAGCAAGTACTAGTTATCAATACATTTGTGGAAATGATACTTCTTATGCAGATTCCGCTTGTTCTGCTTTTCTTGTAATGACTAGTGCTGAAAAATTAGCTTTTTATGATTTAGGTGCATCAACATGGAGACCAGCAAATACAATATTAAATTCAGGCACCTGGTATAGAGCAGTATGGGTATTTGATGGTGTTGGCACTGTAAATTTTTATGTAAATGGAGTTGCAGATGGAAGTGGAACTCTTACTGTAGGTGATAATAATAATGCTGATTTAGTTGCAAGTATTATAGGATGCCGTATAAATAGTGGGGTTTTTGAAAATGCGTGGACTGGTAAAATGTCTGATCTTCAAGGATGGCAAGGTGCTTGGACTCAAGAGGATATAACCTATGATTATCTTAATCCAGATCAATTAGTATCAAATAGAAGTAATACATCGATAGATAGCTCTAATCTTAAATTTTGGTACCCAATGAATGAGGGGCATAGAGGTAATCAGTCTTATGTACTTGATGCTTCTAATACAGGACCAGTTGATGTTATATCTGGTTATGGAACTTTTACAGATAGTAGCAAATGGAGTGTACATGCTAGCACAGATGCAAATAATTACTGGGAAATTGATACGAATGCTCAAACAATGAGGATAGTATCGGATGGCACATATATTGATGCTGCATTTCATGATACAACTATATTAGAATTAGGTCAAACATACAAAATTACTGTTGAAGTTACTAATGTAACATCTGGCTCAATAAGGATTCTGCCACGAAGTGGTGGATTAAATCACACACCTTATTCTCAGGGAGTATTAAGCACTGTTGGTACTCATGAATTTTATTATCAAAGTGCTCAAAAAACTGGTATAGCTATTGCTAGAAATGCAGCTTGTGATATTACTATTAAAAATCTAACAGTAGAGGCTGTAAACGCTAAACATAACGCAACAACTGTATTTTATGGTGATGAGCAAATAACTGACGCTAAGAATAGAACTGGATTCTCATCTCATGAATGGACTCATTATGGTAGTGCTAGTGGAAATATAAATGTTTCTGGTGGTAAATTGTTTATAACTTGTAATAGTTCTGCTGGAGCTCAAGATAATCAAGGTGCTCAATTAGCAATAGCTAAGGTTGATGCAGCAGGTGGTTCTCATCCTATTGTAGCAGGTAGAACTTATAGAATACAAGCTGACTTAGATTTTACAACAATAGCAGATTCAGATTTGGTAATTAAATTTGTATTAGGAAACAATGGAACAACAATAACAGCAAGTGATGGAAGTCCAAATGATGGAACTATTAATGCAACTGAACAAACATATTATGCTGATGTAACTACTGCAGATGCTACAGGAAATTTAAGAATTAATTGTACCGCAGTTACTAATGATAGTGGTAGTGATAATATATTTAGTGTTGATAATGTATCTGTTAAAGAAGTAGGCACAGCAATGGGTTGGACAGATGCAGACCAACAACTTGATATACCTCAAACAGCATTGCAATCTTATAACCAATTAGCTTGGCCACATGGTAAAGATTCTGCACATGTTGCTTTTTCTGATGGAGATAGTGATTTAAAATTTACAACAGGTGCTTATAGTATATCATTTTGGTTTATGCCTAACTCAAATACTTTAGATGGATATGTTTTAAGTAAAGGAGCTTTTAATACATCAGGATATTATGTTTTTTATGATGCATCAGCACGAACGCTAAAATATTATACAAATCAATCTAGTGCTTCTCAAGCAAATACTTCAAGTGCTTTAACTTTAGGTAAATGGTATCATTGTGCTGTAACAATTACTAATAGTGGTACAGTTTCTAGGTGGTATATAAACGGAGAAGCAGAGACTCCAAAAACTGATCATACAGTCGCAGTTGCGGATACTAGAAATTTTCAAATTTATAATAGAGGTGGTGGTGCTAATAACCCAGATTTTGGATTAACAGAAATATCTATATGGAATAAACAATTATCTGCAGCAGAGGTAACAGAAATATATAATGAGGGTTTAGCTCTTGATGCTACAACCCATAGTGCTTCTAGTAATTTGTTGCATTATTGGAGAAATAATGGATTAGGTACATGGACAGATATAGGTAAAGCTGGCTCTTTATTTAATGGAACTCCAACAAATATTACAGAAACAATGCTTATTACAGCAGGTGCAGACAGTTCAAGAGATTCGCAAGGATTTTTAATGAACAGTCAAAGAAATACTGAATGTTTAAATTTACCTTTGATAAGGTATGATAGTGGTGGACCAGATTTAAGTGGCTCAAGTATAGTTAAAACAGAAGATGGTGTAGGTATTTCAGATTATGGAGCTTCAGATTGGTCAGTTGAATTTTGGTTTAAATCTAAAACTTCTGGCGAACCTATGTTTATGGCTACTCATCAAGAGGCTTCTAATAGTGCTGAAGGATGGCATATAAGATGGTCATCAAGTCATACTATTTATTTTGTAGTATCAGATGGTACTGATGTCTTAGATACAGCAGTATCAAACGCTCTTGCAGTTGATGAATGGCATCATATTATTTGTTCTTATGACTATTCTGCTGATAAGAAATTTGTATATATAAATGGAGTTTTAAGACAAATTGAAACTGATACAAATATAGGTACAATAGCTCCAGATGCTGATTTACATATAGGTACAAGAAGAGGAGAGGGTACTCAATTTTTTATAGGACAAATTGATGATTTTAAAATATATAATAAACTTCTTTCAGATGGGGGTGTATCAACTGGAGTTTCAGATGCAGCCAATTTATCTACAGCAGCAAAAGGAGAAGTATTAAGAAATTATAAAGCAGGTAAAAGGAGTCACAAATAATGGCACATTATGAAATGTATATATGTTTAAAGAAAGAAACTTATGAGAGTAAAGTCCCTAGTATTTTGCAAGCAAAATTAGGTTATAAAATAGATGATGAGAATAAACCTACTAATGCTAATACTGTAGCACAAATAAAGGCCTGGCTTGATAGTAAGAGTATATCTTATGATGGAGTTACTTTAAAGGCTGACTTATTATCAGTTGTAGAAATGTCAGGACCAACTGAAGATTATTTACCTACATGGAAAGAGGCTACTTTTAAAGGAAATCTTGGAGCCCCTAGGTTATCTCATGATGGATCTTACGTTATTTTAAAAGGTGAGTTTTCTATGAAAGAAGGAGAGTTATCAGCTATAGCTAGTTTAGGAGACTCTATGGATTATCCTAATAACAGTGTATTAACTAAGACAGAAGCTCAAGAATTAGTAAACAGTTCAACATTTACAGGAGAATAAAATGGACTTAATAGAAAGTATAAAAAAACATGAAGGTTATGTTGGTGTAGTATATAAAGATTCTTTAGGTATAGATACTATAGGGTATGGTTTTGCTATAAAAGATTTAGAACTTGATGCAGATATATGTGACATTATTCTTGAGCGTAAGCTTAAAAACTTAAATGATAGAATTAAAAATAAATTTGATTGGTATAAATATATGCCACCAGAAATACAAAATGTAGTAACAGAAATGTGTTATCAATTAGGCGTAACAGGTTTCTCAAAATTTAGAAAAACAATTGCTTATTTACAAAATAAAGAATTTAAAAATGCTTCTATTGAAATGCTTGATAGTCGTTGGGCTAAACAGACTCCTAATAGAGCAAAAGCACTAAGTGAAAGAGTAGGTAAAGTATGAAAATATACAAACCAAACCCAGTTACGGGAGAAATGGAAGTTTTTCAAACTGATCAAAATGATCCAAGATATCATGTCCCGCCTAGTAGACAAACTGAATCAAGGCAACCGTTAGGAGAACCTTTTCCTCAACCAGGTTTTAAAAGACCTAATCAAACATATATGATGGGCGATACTCCTGCTAATCCTATAATACCTGAAAGAAATAGAATATATCGTGGTGGTGAAATTGTAAGTAATCCTACTACTCCTATATCAGTTGATCCAGTTGCTAATATTGAGCCTGTACAAAACGTTCCTGTAGATACTATAAATACTGTAATAAATCAAGATGTTAATATATTTGATGATGAAGGTAGTGGTTATGATAATATGTCTTTTGGGGATGCTTTTAATCAAGCCAGATCAGAAGGTTTAAGGATATTTGAATGGAAAGGTGGAGTTTATAACACTAATTTAAAGGAATCTGAAAACAAAATACAACCAAATAATAATTTAAGTGAAAGAGATTCTTTACTTAATGAATGGAATAATTCACCAGATTCAATGAAAGCACAATGGGATAATGATTTTGAAAAATGGTTTAAATTTGTAACTTATAAAGCTGGAGATCCACATCCTTCAAATGAAGTTAATGTTCAAAAACAAACTTCTGATATTAGGTTAGGTGGTATAGATTGGGGAAAACAAACCTATGAGGTTGTTGATCCTGATGATAATATAACAATATATAATTTTGGAGAAGGTCCTTTACCTGCTTCATATTTTAACGAATAATTAAGAAAGGCTTAAAATGGACTTAGATACACTAAAATCAGCAATAATAGGTGGAGGAGGGATGAGTATCCAATTTATAGAAATGTTGCCTGAAATGGTACGTATAAGCGTTGGAATTGCTACTATAGTATATTTTGTGTATAAAATTCAACTAATACGTAAGGAGTTAAGTAAATAATGGCACATAGAGGAATAATGCAATATAGTGGAGATGAAGGTAGTAATATCGCTTTAGGGCAGTTAGGATTTAAAGAACTTATTCCTAGCAGTGGAACTAGTGGTTCAGGCAATATAGGTACTAGTGGTGATAAAACTGGTGACACATTATTTGTTGCTATTAAAGTTGTAGGTCAAGCAAGTGTTGATTTTCTTTCTGACGACTTTATAACTATTACTGCAGAATCTTTACATGGTGATGATTTAACTGCTTGTAGATTGCTCCCAGGTGATATACTTTGGGGATGCTTTAATTACATAACAGTTACAGGGCAAGAAAGTAGTAATGCATTAAAATTATTGTGTTACTACGGAAGATAACAAATAAAAGGAGAATAATATGCCGTATGGTAAAGGAACATATGGGTCTAAAGTAGGAAGACCTAAAAAAAGAAAAACTAAAGCTAAAAGCGCTAAAAGAAAAATAGGTGGAGCTAAAAAAACGGCTAGTAGAGCAAGAAAAAGTAGAGTTGCAGCAAGCGCTAAAAGAGCTATAAGAGGTTCTAGAAAAGTAACGAAAAAAAACGTAACAGGCCGTTCCCCAAGTGGAGGCAGACCAATTAGTGGTGGTGGCGGTAAAAAGAAACCTTAAACAATAAATAGAAAGGGAAGCAGTATGGATAAAGGTGTTGTCAAAAGAGTTATAGTAACTCCAGATAAACATTTTCCTCTCCATGATCAACCATCAATCAACTGTCTAAAAAAGACAATTGAGATAGTAAAGCCTGATGCTTATATAGATTTAGGTGACGTAGGGGAGTGGAACGCATTTAGTGCATGGAGGTTTAAAAGAAAAAAAGCTCCACCACTAGAGTATTTAATAGATGACTTTGATAAGGATGTTAAAGATGTCAATGATGGAATGGATCAAATTGATGAAAGCTTGGATAAAGCAGGCTGCAAAGAAAAGCATATTACTGAGGGTAATCATGATAATTGGCTTAATTATGCAGTTGAAAAGTACCCCTATATACCTCAGTATAGATTTGCTAATGCTGTTAAGCTTAAAGATCGTGGGTACAAATATCATCAGTTTGGGAAACATCTTAAAATGGGAAAACTTTACTTTTATCATGGTCATCAATATGGTGGTCAATACCATACTGCTAACCATATTAGGAAGTTAGGATGCAATGTAATGTATGGTCACTGGCACGATTTACAGCAAATGTCAGCGACACACATGGATGGACCAAAAAGCGCATGGAGTATAGGATGTTTAAAAGATATGGGACCGAAGTCAAATGAGTGGCTGGATAATAGAAGAATTAATTGGGCTCATGCTTTTGCTATTGTTGATTTCTATAAGGGTGGTTTATTTACGGTACACATCATCCAAATGATAAATGGTCGTACATCATTATGGGGTGAATTAATAGATGGGAATAAAAAATGAAATGGTTAAAAGACGCTGTAGTAGATACAGTAAAAGATATTAGTAAAGGTAAAGATAGCAAATTTGCAGAATGGTGGGAACTCCCTTTGAAAGACAAATTATTGCATGCTGTACCAACTGTAGCTGATACTATTTTACCAGAATATCCTGAAGGTGGAACTCAAGAAGAATTAAATGAGTATTATGAAAACCTGTATGGAAATGCCTCTATAGGAGGAAGTCTTATTAATTATTTGGGTAATCCTGAAGAAAAAGGCGGAACTTTAACAGGAGATGCTAGTTTGATAGCTAACTATCTTGCTGGTAATACTGAAGATATGCCTTTGTTTAGTTCTCAAGAAGAAATAGATAATTACTTATCTCTTGTACATGCTAAACATGGTGGTGCTAAATACAAATCTGGGACAGATTATAGTAAAAAAGGTGTATGGTACGATAGCACAAATCCAGATTTTCATGCTGATGATGGTTGGCAATTTCTTAGATATGATCCCTTATTAGTGCAAGAAAATAGGGATAAAAAACAAGGAATGGCAGAACATATTCATAATAGGTTAGGTAGAGAAAGTATAGTAAGAAGGAGATTAAATCCAGAAACTGGACAGTATGAATATCAAATAGTAGAAAATTGGGATCCTATAAAAGGTGATGATATGACTTATTCTCAGATATATGACTCTCTTAAAAAAATGGATATTGATTGGAACGATCCTAGAGCTCTATATAGCGCTTATAGAGACCTGTATCAACAATCAGGTTGGGCTGGACTTTATCCTAATCCAAGAGAAATTCCTGAAAACTTATTTGATGTAGCTATGCAGTATTCGCCTGATCTTTGGGCACCAGCACAACAAACAGCTATGAAATATAGAAAAGAATTTTTAGAAGGAAATGTACCTCTTCAGTTTTTACCTGATATGGAAGGATTACAATATTTAATGGAATTAGAAGAACAAGGTAAGTTAGGTTACCCTATAACAGGAACATCTTATTTTGATAAGTAAGGATGGTAGATAATGGATATATTAACAATATTGGAACAATTTGGAATACCCGTTGCGGTAGCGATGGCGTTCGGATTTTTTATATGGAGACAGAACAGGTTCATTCAAGAAACTCTAATGACAGAACTAGACCAAGACTTCAAGAGGTTGGAAGGTATTATTATTAAGTTAATTGATCAGCAAAAGTTAGTACAAATGGAACAAAAGAAATTAAATGGTATATTTAAAGCACAAGTTGAAATTATTGCTAGACTTTCTGGTAACGGATTAAAGGATAAATTTCTTAGAATGATGGAAAAAGGTGGAATGGTAGATGAATAAAACTAAACAATTTAAAATAGAAACTCCTATAGGTAGTGTTGAAAGTGATAGTGGTAATCATTTAGTTGATGTAGTTAGTGTAGTGTTCATAGTAGTAATATTTTTAATATTTAAAAAGTTATGGAATATGATATGATAGGTTCTAAAGTTATAGTAAATATAGTAGCTAATAAACTTGTTAAACATTTCAAGTTAGATAAAATTATGTCATATGTATTTGATGATAATGAATTAGATTTGAAAGTAAAGCATTTAGAAGATAGGATTTCAATTCTTGAAAAAAATTCACATCCTCCAAGAGACTTTGTTGTATGTGAAGAATGTAAAAAAAAAATCAAAAAAGGGGATTAAAATGCCTAAAGTTGGTGGTAAAAAATTCTCGTATTCTAAAGCAGGTAAAAAGGCTGCTAAAGCTTACGCGAAAAGAACAGGTAAAAAAATGACTAAAAAAACAAGGAGAAAATACTAATGTCAGGTTTTGGAAAAATAGTCGCTGGATATATATTCAACGATGAAATGAAAGATAAGATGATTAAGAAAATGAATGAGAATGTAGATATTCCATTTATTTCAGAGAAAACAGAAGAAAAAATATTAGATGCTATTTGGGATTCTGTTGAAGAAGTAGTAAAAGAAGCTTTAATAGACGATTAATGCCTAAAGCTGCTAAAAATATTCCTGCATTTGCAGGTGGGGAGATTTCTAAATATAACCCCAGAGATATACCTGATGAGGCCTTATCTAAAGCTCAAGATGTTATGATGGACAGAATTGGGTTGATAAGGCTCATGGGTGAAACTGACGCTGTTTTAGTAGAAAATGATGCTGATACTTTAGATGCTAATATAACTCCAGGGTATGGATTACATACATTCAGAAGTGATAAACATATTAGATTAAGTGGCAAAATAATTTCTACAGCTACTTATACTTATTCAGGTACAGCTTATACTAAATGTACTTGTGAACAAAATCATAAATTTGCACCTGGTCAACCTGGTTCTGGAGCAAACATATATATATTAGGAGCAAAAGGTAGTTTAACTACAGCTAATCAAACAGCGTTATTCAAGAGACATAAAATTATACATGTTATAGATGAAACTAACTTTGTTATAGATTTAACATGGTCTAGTTTGAATGTTGATGTAACTGATGCTGAATGGATTTGGAATGATGGTTGGGGAAAAAGACCTCAGTTAAATAATGATGGTGAGTATGTTCTTTTAGTAGAAAATACTTATGATCCTGATTTAACTGATTGGAGTTATTGTTCAACTGCTGACAATCCTAAAGCTAGTGATCCTATAGATGGTGAATTTATATATATGGCTCTTCAAAATGATAATGCAATTAATCTATATCATTATAATTATGATGTACTATTAACTGAAGTTTTAACTTTATCAAATGAAAATTCAACTGGTTTAAATCAAAATGGTGTTAGACCTAGTATGATTTATATAAATAATGCTTTAAAAGTTTCAGAAGGTAAAATCAATGGTAACGGAAATAATAAAATACCAAAATTGTTTGGATATTTTCCTCCTCGTAAATTCTTTAAAAAAATAACTGATATACAGGATATAGCAGGTGGTGTAAAAATAGGTGTTAACAAAAAGGGTGATTGGAACGTTTATAAAGGTAGTAAAACTGATATTCCTGGAACTGGAAGTGGAGCAGCAGGTGAGGCAGGAAATGAATCTAATGACGGTTATTGTGAAACAGTTTTAGCAGCGCCTAGAGATTTGATGTTAAATGGCAATGCTGCTACACAAAGTGATTACAGTGGATTACAATTTCAAGTAAGTCAATATAATACTAGGAATGGTACTACCGCTAATCAATATGGAGGTATAAGTAGTCTTTTAGATGGCAAGCATGACGTTGCTACTGCTTTTGGTGGTACTATTCCTCCAGTTACTATTAATGCCCCAGAAATGGCTTTAAATAGTGGAGTTTCAACTAACCCTCTTACTGGCGCTAGACAAGTTTATCCAAAACATGAAAGAATGGTTCATATGATTGTTAGTGGAGATACTAAAACTACAGGTGACTGGGATGGTACAGAAGAGCACACAAATCTAGGTTTTGGTATGAGCTGGGTATATGGTTCAAAAAATGAATATCAAGAATCTAAGATATACAAAAACAATCAAATTAGAATTAAAGCTGATAATACACCTCAAAATACTGGTAGCACTTATAATGAATTTACTTCTGCTATGAGTTATAGATTTGAATTTTTTATTAAACATAATCAATTTGATAGTAGTCAATGGGCAAATGCGCGTTATAATGAAACTACAGAAGATTGGGGTGATCCTAGATTAATAGGTGCTTCTATATATATTACTAAAGACGCAGATGGTGATATTGATGATCCTTTATATTTAGGTACTCTTTATTTTGATTATAGAGAAGGATTTATAGATAGTTATGGTAATAAATTTCCATGGACATTAACTTGGTATGAAGGTAATGCTGCATCTTATATAGGTACAAATGGTGGGTGTGGAGACACGTATAATAATACTGGTGATTATGTTGCTAATACTGCTGCTAATTGGGATACTCCTTCAAATGTTGCAGATGATAATGACGCTATAGGGTGTTGTTTAAGAAGAGTCCCTACACTTACGTATAAATTAAGGAACTATGGTTTAGAACCATATACTAAAGATTATGGATTTCAAGCAAGATGGAAAACATCGGTATTTGCTCAAAATAGATTATTTGTTGGTGGAGTTCAATTATTAGATGGACCTTCAGGAGAACTTGGTAGAGTCTATCCTGATAGAATGCTTATAAGTCCAGAAGTAAAATACGATTTATTTCCGCATGATTCTTATATTGATTTGCAAACAAATGATGGTGATAGTATAGTTAAATTAGAGCATTATAAAGGGAAGTTATTACAATTTAAAAAGAATGTATTATATATTATAGATCTAACTGGTGAGTTTTATTTTACTGAAGCAACACATATGTATATTGGAATTAAAAATCCTTGGTCTTCTGCAGTAACTCCTGGTGGAGTTGTTTGGGTTAATAATAACGGTCTATACATATATGATGGAAGTAAGATCATTAACTTAATAGAGAAGAAAATTAGTGCTTCTGAATGGGATGAATTTTGTGGAGGTCAAGATGGTTATACTTCACCTATGATAACATTTATTCCAAGACATAAACAATTATTAATTTGCAGAAGCCCTTATGCTGGAACTGATACAGGTCAATCTGGCGATGTATATATTTATGATGTAGAAACAGAATCATTTACTTTCGGTAAGTCTAGAGTTCCAAATGTAGTAAAAAGTAATTTTTCAATCAATTTTAATGATAAAAGTTTATTAGGAGTTGGAAGTTTAAGCTCTTCAGAACAACCATTAGTAGTTACTACGACTCCAGGAGCTTATGCTAGTCGCGCTCAAGGTGCTTTTCATTTTACTGGAGGAACTGGTACTGCAGTTATGCAATATTATAAAGGTGGGAACTCAGAAGGTACTGGTGGTACTTGGACTACTTTTACAGGTACTATAAGAATAACAAGTGGATGGAATGCTACTGATCATGCTGCTCAAAATTTAGCTGATCAAATTTTAAGATCAGCCCAAGCAGATTGGGGTAGCGGTACAAACACAGGTTGGATTGGAGATTTAAAAATAATAGGTGCACATGGATGGGCAGCAGAAGAAGATGAGGGATTAATAATTATAGAAGTTGAAGCTTTAGAAACTGGTGCAGCATATAATAGTGGTGCTGGTGATAGGGATGGTACGGGGCACAATTCATTTAGATTATTTACTGATGATGCTACTAGCAATGAGTGGTCTACTACAACAAATAATGATGCACCTGAACCAGATGTAGGTACAACTAACGGTGTGACAGGATGGTTGACTGATGAGCATATGAGGTATGGTACTTCAGGTACTGTTCAAGTTGATACTGTAACTATAGATAGGCGGAGTTCTACCGCATCAAATGTTAGATATGATATAAATTTAAAAATATATAATGCAGGTGGAGGTGGTATATTACATGAATATAATACTGTTTATTTTACCGATAGCGAAGATAATTCAGATCAAAATTTAGCTGTTTCTATAGCTAATATTCTAGGTGGTGCTCAAAATCTTTCACAAGATACTGGTGATGATTCAAGTAGAGCAGCTTTAACTTATATTGATGTTAACAATCCTAGTAGCGGATCTTTTACAATAACTTCAAAAGATGCTCAGCATAAATTTCAATTTTCTCTTACTACTGATTCAGCTATATCTTTAAAACAATTTAAATCTGATTCTAAAGCTAGTCGTAATATGCAGATAGTAACAAAGGAGTATGATTTTGAAGAGCCTAATGTTAGAAAGAAAATATACAAATTATATTTAACTTATAAATCTAACGACACATCTGCAAATAGTGCTAGTTTATCTGGTGTTAGAGTATATTATGCTATAAATGGAAGTAGTACTTATCATCCTATGAAAACAAAAGGTAGCTCTGATTCTGCTGGTACAGCAACTAACTTACCTTCATCAACATCATTTACTCAAGCAGAATTAATACCTAATCCTAATTTAAGCGCTAATAAACCTAATAAAGTTTATTCTATAAAATTTATGATATGTAGTAAAGAGGCTGCAGCTTCTACAACTAGAAGTAAAGTAGAAGACTTTGAGTTAAACGATATGTCTATAATATATAGAGTAAAATCGGTAAAATAATGTCTGATTTATTAGCACAAATACATAGATTAAGAAATGAAAAAGCCAAAAAACCATCTTTTAAAGTAGGTTATCCAAGTTCTGCTGAAGGAGATAATGGTGATATTGTATTTAGATCTACTGAAAAAGGACTTGGATTATATGGTAAAGTTAATAATGAATGGTTTAAGTTTGGTGATGGTTTAAGAATAGGTAGATTTGGAGCTGGAAGAAAGTATACTAATTCAGGGAAATGGGGCAAAGATTTAGAAGGCGATACCTTAACTATAGGTAATAAAAAAACAACCTTAACACCTGCTAGTTTAAAAACTGCATTGTCATTAGATAATGTTACTAATGAATCTAAAGAAACTCAGTTTACTAGTCCTACATTTACTGGAGAACCAATTACATCTTATATAAAACATTCTGGGTCACAACTTCCAATTGCAGCTGAAGATGCAAGCGATGATTGTGTTATTGCTGCAACAACAACAGGCAGTGAATCTCATATCTCATATAGTTTTTGGTATGGTGGTGCAAGCAGATGGTCGATTGATCATGATATTGATGATCTCACTAAATTAAGCTTTTATGGTCCATATACTAGTAGTACTGGTAATTATAATACCCAACCTGTAGCTTTGCAATTGCATGCTGATGGGACTTTAGATACTGCTGTAACTAATACTTATGGGCCTGAAATGATATCGTCTGTAAATAATAGGGAATTTACAGGTACTAATGGAGACTGGGCTGTTCATGACCCTACTACTGCTGGTGGCGTAGCTATAGCAACTGCTTCTGGTAATGATTTAACTGTAACTATAGGTAATACTTCTACAGCAATTCAAGGAGTAAAATTAACAACATCATATTTTGATACCTTAACAGCAGGTAAAACTTATATTGTAACTGTTCATATGCAAGCAGCTTCTGGTTCTGGTGGACATGAAAATTATTACATTGGATTAGGTGGAGCAGTAAGTTCTGCTTTTAGTATTAGCGCTACAGCAAATCAAAAATATAAAAAAGAAATAACTGTAAGTTCTAATGCAGATTTACTTATATATAATACAAATGCTAGTGCTACTGGATTTAATATTGATAATGTTTCTATTAAAGAAAAAAATGTCCCTGTATTAAGTAGCAGAAATGAGGCTACAATAACAGGAGGAGAAGCTAAGGCTGCTAGTTTGAATTTAATTTCAGATGAAGGGGATGACAATGGTGATACTTGGAAAACTAATGCTACAGTTTTAAATACATATCAAATACAGAATAATGTTTCAGGTTCGCAAGTAACTCAATTTCAGATTTCACCTAATGCTACAGTAGCTAATGGTAATACAATTATTTATACACAGTTAAAATTAAATACAGAACCAGCTGCTGGCAGTGAAACTGGTAAGATTGTTGTACTTGATAGTGGAGTTTTTAAATATAGAACACCAGCACAAATATTAACAGAAACAGGCGCTAATTATCACTTTATGACTCATAATTGTGACTATGCTGGAACTGCTTCTGCTTTTTTACCTTTTGGAGGAAGCCAAACAGAATTAGGAACAGGGTTTGCTGGAGCAGGTCCTATAGATGATGTTCAGTTTGTCGCACCTGTTGCTGGAAAATTAATTAAACTAATGTTTCAATCAGCATCAGCTGCAGGTTCTACAACTGCACAAATAAATGTGAATGGTAGTGACCAAGCTAATATGACTAGTGGTGTTATTTGTAGTGCAACTACAACAGAAACTTTAACCTTAAATACTAGTGGAAATTCATTTTCTGGTGGTGATCTTGTAAAGATAAAATTAAATCCTACTAATGCCCCTGATGAGATGGCAATAACTAGTGTATGGATATTTGATAAAGTTTAATAAAAAAAAGGTTGTTTATTAAAAAGCCATTTAATAAATTAACTTGAATAATAGGAGGTAAATATGGCTACTTTAGGATCAGCCCTTCTCGCAAGAGATGTTAGCGTAGAACAAGCGAGGGAGCAACAATGGTTAAACGATTATTATAATAAAATATCTGGCGCAAGTAAGTGGGGTGGATTGTTAGGTCTGGGTGGTCAATTACTTGGTAGTGCTCTAGGAGGTCCTTTAGGTGGTTTCCTTATGGGAAATTTACTTAAATATGGTGATATGTATAGAAAAGGTGGCTTCGATAAGATTGGTAAACATTCTGGTGGAAAATTTTATAAACAACAAATGCAAGATACTTTAACTGATATTAATAAACAACAACAATTATTTAATTCATCTATGCTTATGGATCTAGGTAGTAACGCTCTTGGAGCTTTTGGTGCCGCTGGTGGAGTTCAAGCTTGGAAAGATGAAGGATGGGGAACATTAATGACTAGAGGTTCAGGACCAGGAGCTAAATCTGGATGGCTTGGTACAACCGAGAGAGCAGGCGGTAGCGGTATAGGTTTAGGAGGATGGAAAGGTATGAGAGTAGATCCTACTAAATATATAGATCCTTCTACAGGTGAAGTTTTTGATAAAAGTGCACAATTAACAGCGGGCGAGGTAAGCATGAGAAATCCTTATAAAATGAACCCTACTAAAGAGATTTGGTCAAATGAAAAAGGTGCAAGTATTAATTTACCTGGTTTAGAACCTCAAGAAGTTCCGTTTGAACCAGGTACAACTACACCTATATCGGGTGAGGCTTTCCAAAATTGGCAAAAACCTGCATTTTGGCAGTATCAATTAGGTATGACACCTAAAACATCTCCATATGCATTAAATCCAAATTATACTGCACCGCAAAGTGGCCCTTATAGTCCTTGGATATTCGGTATTAATAATCCAGGCACTCAAAGCTAATGCCAAGTATATGGGAAACATTAGATGCTTCAAGTAATGCTTATACAGAAGCTACTACTCAAGAAGATTGGAAGCAACTTTTAAGTCCTCTCTTTGGTGGTGATGGTGGTGTTAGTTGGGGCGATTTCTGGTCAGATCATAAGGAAACGTTTTTAAACCAATTTAATTATGAAAAGACTATGGGAGCTAATGAGGATTTAGCAAGAAGAAGTTACACTAAAGGTTTAGAAAGTTATACTAGTCAAATGTATGACAAAATACAAGGACAAGGTAGAGCTAGAGGAAGAACTGGATTTGCTGGTTCAGGTACAGGTTTAGGTTTACAAAAAAATACAGGTAATCTTTGGTCAGATTATCAAGAAGGTTTAATGAAAAGAAAAAATGATTTAAATTCTCAAATCTTAGGATACGGAGAAGATTTTAAAAGTGATGTATTAAATTATGTTAATCAATTATCTGCTGCTGGCGTATTTGAGGGATAGGAGAATATATGGCTAGAAATGAACCATTATTTGGAGATATAAAAGCTAAAAGAGGTGCTAGTCAGAAAATAGGTTCTGATATTGCATGGTCTGCCCTTCTTGAAGGTGTTGAAGGAGGTCAAGGTGGTGCTTATGGTGGATATATTCCTGGATTAGATCCAGCAGATTATACTGAAGAAGGTGGACACCCAATGTACTATCAATCAGATTTTGCAAACTGGGGACAAACTAATCCAAACTCTACAATTGATTTTGGTTCAGTAGCTATTGGATATGATCAGGCACAGAATATATTAAATAACCCAGCATTTGCAACTTATTATAATCAATTTGCAGATCAAAGTGCTGGCGCTGGAGCACCAGCTCATTGGTGGAACCAATACGGTAAATATTTCAAAGGTTTAGACAAACCAGGTATATCAGAAGCTATAACCAAAAGAAAAGGTGCGATAGAAACTGAAGAATTAAGAATGAAAGCTTTAGATAATATAGAAAAAACTGGAGGTTTTGCAGGTAAAAGGGGATTTGCTGGAGACAGTGGTTTAATTAAAGCTCGAAAATCTATGCAGGAGGAAGCTATTAGGAGAAGTGATTTATCAAAACTAGGAGTTGAGTCATCTCTATGGGATGTCCATCAAAATTATATGTCTAATATGTATGATCAATTTGCAGCATTAGCAGGAGTAGGAGCGTTTGAGGATTAATTATGGCTAGATATCGTGTACCACAAGATATATATGGAGATCCTTTTAGTCAAGCTTTAGCAAGACTTGAAGAAACTGCTCGTGATGTATTTATTGATGAGCGTCAAAGAAAGGCAGATGCTGAAAGAGAATATAGAGCTACAATGGCTAATGTTATGATGAAAAATGCTCCTCATATTAATTGGTCTTCATTTGGTAACATGGTTGAAGATAACAATGCATTTCAATCTGGAGCAAATGTATATCAAGATTGGCTAACAACTGCAAAAGGTGGAGCTAATTACATTCCTGATGGTTCTGTTATATCATCAACAGCAGCTAGTGATTTAAGTCCAGGCATCGATAAACCTTATGTTGATAAAACAGGTTTAGGAGTTACTAGTGAAGATGTTCTTATTATGGAGCAATGGATTACTGGTGAAGGTGATCAAGCCAGAGGTATGGGATGGGATGGATTAATCAATCAAAAAGATATTGATGGAAACTATGTTATAGATGATGGTGATTTATTTGAACTTATGGATTTGGGTTTGGTAAGAGAGGGAGAAACATGGGAAGAAGCTAGAGATAAAATTAAAACAAGATGGGGCTGGTGGAAAAGTTCTTACATGAGAGATAATGAATCTTTCCAAGGTATTAATGAATATGCTCAAATGGAAGTTGATGAAAGTAATAGAAGGACAGCAGCTAAAAATGAGTTAATAAATAGTGATCCAGATTATTCTACAAATCAACAATATTTAAGCAATTTAAATGGTGTTTTACAAGGAGCTGTATTACAAAACTTTAAAGTTAAAGTTGAAGATGAAGACGGAGAAACACAAAATATTCCTACAGATTTTTATACAAACATAGCAATACCAGCTGGAACTCAAGTTTCTATAAATGGTGAAGTTGAAACTATTACTCAATCAACTGTTTTACCTAATATATCAGTTTCAGATTTTAATCAAACTTTACTAATTAATCAGGCTCCTGGTGGTAATACAGATTGGGCTATAGGTGCAAATGAACTTAAAAAACTTACAGCTGTATCAACAGTTGAAGATTTAGTTAGATTTGCTACACCTTCATCTAGAATAGGTGGTCAAAGACCTTTAGATTTAATAGGTAAAATTAGCCCTGCTATTGTGCAGGCAGCTAATAGTGTTATTCAAAAAGGTATATCTAATAAAAACAAAGAAAAGGATTATGGTGTAGACAATTATAGAAGTATATCGGAATTAAGGCAAGAGAGCGTTAATGCTGCTATAGCTATGGATGGTATTAGGTTTTTAAATACAGATATAGGCGCAGATAATCCAGATATGGGTCATCCAGGTATGATACAAGCATTTGCTAGAGATATACAAGAAGGTACTAATTTTGCAACTTCTGGTCCAATGATAAAGAATTATGCTATAGACTTAGCTTTAAAAATACAAGACCAAGATGCTAGTGTTCATGAACAATGGATTTATAATTACTTAAGAAGTCTTTCTGCAACAGGCTCTATAGAAGAAGGTTTATTTAATCATTTAAGAAACTTTGGGCAGTAATGACTAGATTTAAATTTAGCAAAAAAGAAGTAAAGTATAATGATTTCTTAAAAGATAGCAAAGAAACTGAGATTAGAGACAGTATATTATCTTCAGGTATTGTAGATACTATCAAAACAGATCCTGGTTCATTAGAATTTTATACAGATTCATCAATAAAAGACGATAAATCTCTAGACAATAGAATAATCAACAGTTTAACTGAAAGTTTTTATAGTAATATATCACAAGATGCAGCTAGACAAACTATAAAAGATTATGATCTAATACATCAAGTTATTAAAGATGATCCTGGATTATCAAGTTATTATAATCAATATAATAATCTTAAGTCAGAATCAAAACTGTTAGACAAACAATTGAAAAGTTTTACATATACTCATGAAGATTTATGGTATCATGGTTTTGAAGATAATTCAATAACCTTAGAAGAGTATGACAAAAGAAGAGATAAATACGCAAAAGATGCGGAAAAATTAAAGAATCAAGCTCAACAAAAGTTTAATTATATAATGAAAGTTCTAACTAGGGAAGGTGCTGATCCTACTGCTGCAAGATGGTTTTATAAAATGTATAATACTAGTGGTGGCACTATAATGCCTGATAATTTTTTATACGCCAATCCTGAAGTCCATGAAAAACTGATGGGCAATTGGGATTTTAAAATTTGGAATCCATTTACATGGGATTTGTGGGATCCAAGAAAATGGGATAATGATCTTCATGAGGGTGTAACTAATATAATGGGCCCATCTATAAATAGAAAAACTGGTGAGTTGCAATGGAAAGATACATTTATGCCTGCTGGTCAATTTCCAGGCGGAGATAATGCTAAAGCACATTATAGTTATGTTACTAGAAACATGGATGAAGCTACTTTAAAGGTGTTTAATGATTTTATGATGATACATGGAGACTATGAAAAAATTACTGAAGATTTTAATAATTTTAATCAAATGATGGGAAATGTTGGTAATGAAGGCTTACAGGTTAATATTCCTAGTGTAGATTTTTCTGGAGGATATGGTTCTGTATATTTTGCTTTATTACATGATAAAGAGGGTGTAGATATTAGTGGTGGTACTTTAACAATAGAGCCAAGTCAAAAAAATGCAGCTTACAAAATAGCTCAAGATTACGATGAAAATAGAAAACAAATTAATAATTTAAAATCAGAGGCTAATTTATATATTAAAGATGCTTTAAATGTAGACATAGATAAAGAGTCTATAAGTTTAGGGCTTCTTTATACATTTGAAGAACTGTTAGATGAAATGGATAAATCTTTTGATAAAACAAAAAGTTACTATGTAGACGAAATAGGTCTTGACCCTAAATTGGTAGATCTATGGTACCAAAATTTAAAAGCAGGTAATTTTTCAGATATTAACAAGTAGGTAGTATGAGTTACTTAGACGCATTAAATACACTTGAAACGCTTCAAGATAATCAATCAAATGCTCCAATTGATAATTGGACACCTCAATCATACTTTCAACAAGAAGGTTATGACACTAGCGCTTATGATCAATTATTGGCAGAAGGTAGAAGTGCTGGTGATAATATAACAGATTTTGTTGGCTCTGCTTTATGGAACATAACAGATATGGCAACTTTTGGTATGGCTGATTATTTTAATCTTGATCAAGCTATTATGGGTGGTGAGTTTGAAGATGTATTTACTGATGATACTTATTCAGAAGCAGAAAAATTAGCATTTGGAGGTGGACTGCCTAGCACTGCATCATCTTATGGAGCATCTGTAGGTACTGTAGCATCATTTATGCTTCCATTTAAATATCCAAAAATACCTGGTGTTGCTACTAGAATACCTGTAGCTCCTCAAGCTATTACAGGTCAATTTGTTTCTCAACCTGCAGCAAGAGGCGTTGCTAGAATGCTACCTGAAAATTGGTTTAAAGGTGGTGTAGGTATTAAAGGGGTTACACCTGTTAGTCAGGCTAAAAAAGCTACAGAAATATCTAAAAAAGCAGGACTTGAAGGTAATATAGCTGCAAATAATTTCAACCAACAATTAAGTAGAGGATTATTTGATAAAGTTTCAAGAGCTAGATATGATAAAACTATCTCTAATCCTGCTAATTTTGTTAAGGGAGCTAAAGATTTTATAGAGGAAGCAGTCGCTCAAAAAATTAGACAAGGTGTTATTACTCAAAAACAAGGTAAAGCCATGGTTGAAATGTGGTCTAAGTATTACAGCAAAAGGCCTATACAGGACTTTATTGATGTGTTTTCAACAAGATTTCCTGGTACTACAGGGTGGGGTCTAGGTTCAATATTTCATGAGGCTTTAATGTTTGGTTCTATGGATGGTATAAGAGAAAGATTTCATTCTTGGGATGAAGATAGACCTTATGATTTTCATGCTCCTGCGCATGGTGCTGGATTAGGTGCTGCATTTGGTGGTATGAAATTAGTTTTACCTAAGTTAGGTTTAGGTTTTACTCAAGCTTCAGCTAAATCAATGTTTGGTAAAGACGCTTTAGGAAGATCGGATTTTAGAGCTGGTATGTCAGCATATTGGAAACCTGAAAAATTATTAAAAGATAAAAGTTTACATGAATTAAGAACTATGTCTAAATGGTTTGGTAATGATAAAAGGTTTGGTGTTGATGGGGTATATTCAGCTAAAATAAAGATAGATAATGTATCAATGAACTTCAATTTTTCTAGACCTCAAGCTGAAGCTCGTAGATTTTTAAGAAAACTGGGTTTAGAAGTAACTGAAGAAAATCAAAAATTTATAATAAAAGAAGCATTAAAACATCAAGGAAAATCATTAGGTAGAGATATGATGAAAGCAGCATTATCAGAAAAATGGAACTCTTTATCTTTTGTTCACGCTGGTGTAGGTAGTGCAATAATGAATTGGCAAGAATTAGGTAATTTATATCAAAATGGTTGGGATGGAGTAAATAAACAAGACTTTTTATTTAATATGATTCTTGGTGGTTGGTTAAATAGACATGGTTACGCAAGAAGAAAAGATTATAATGAAGCTAGAATGAAAAGATTAAGGTTTGGTTTAGAAAACATGGGTGTTAATATGAAGTATTTAGGAGAGGTTATTCCTTCCTATAGTGCTGCTAGAGACAATCATATGGATCCATTTAGTTATGATACAAGACTAAAGAGAATAGCTGAAAAAATGGACAATATGGGTATGTCTGTAGAGAATATTGAAAATATAAACAATCCCTTACCTTTAGGTGAAACTAGTGTTGCTTTTTCTAAAAGAGATTTATCTTTATTTAAACAAATATATAAGTTATATGCTATGTCTGGACAAAAGAAAGGTGTTGCTAGAGAATATGAGAATATATCAGAAAAAGATGCATTAGAAATACAGCGTACATTTCAAAAAGAATTTGGTGTAAAAACTTTATATGGTGCTCAAGAAATATTTTTAAGTACTGTTAATAAAGCTGAAGATGCTATGACAGAATCTATTGTAGCTACTGGTGCTGAAATTTTAAACAATAAGAAAAAAGGTATAGATATTAAGCCTGAATCTAGTATTGTTCCTAAAGAAATTAATGTTGATTGGAAACTTCAAGAAGCTATTGAAACAGGTAAGTTTGACCATATTATAGGGGAAGGTAAAAAGAATTTAACTGAAGGTGAAAGAGTAGAGATATTAAATGAAATGGATATGGCTGTTAATGAAATTAGAAATTTTATAGTTGAAAATCAAAGATTAGATGGAAGAAATATATCTAAAGAACCTTTTTATATAGATAAGAGTAATTTTGAAAGTATTTATCAAGCTGTAAAAGGTAATGAAAGATTAGTTCAAGAAAAGATGGGAACCTCTAGTGTTAAATTTAGATTCTCAGATATGTTTGGAATGGCTCAACAAATCAATATTGCCAAAGGTAAGAAAATGATTAACAATATTATTAATCAATTCAATAAAAATGTTAATCCTAATTGGAGCGAAATAGAGGCGGAGATAATTAAGTCTGGACTTTTTAAGAAAGATGGAATAAAACAAACCATTATTAAAGATATGTCAACCTTACCTATCATTGATGGAAAAACTTTAGTTGATAAGAATGGTGACACTTCTAGATTAAACGAATTGCAATTATTTAGAAACTTTATTAATCAAATATTAGCTGCTCAAGGTTATCCTGTTTCTGAGAATATTAAAAAAGCTGACGGAAAATACGAGCATACAACTACCGTTCAACAGTTAACAGATTTAAAGAATTACTTAAAAAGTAAAGGTATTCCTGTAGATGCAAGATTTATAGATACTATAGGTCATGAAGTTATTTTTGATATTGTAAAAAGAAATGTAGAAGGTAGTCAACTTTCTATGGGGGATTTAAATTTTGTTATGACATTTAATACTGCTTTAGGTAGGCAAACTAATGAAACTGAAATGGTATCTTTATCTGAGTTCAGCCCTATTAAATCTGATAAAGCAAATGGTTATACTGTTAGGTTGCTTGAACATTCTCATCTTGGGCCTACAGAAAAAGCTGTTGCTCAAGCTTATAATCAGAGAGTTAGGGAAATTCATAGAAATTCAAAAACTGAATTAGCTGGAAACTTAGTTAACTTAAATGAAACTAATAGGATTTTCTTTAGAAATAAAGAAACTTTTAAAGTTATAGAGCAGAAGATGCAAAATGCGGACGCTATGTCTAGTGAATCAGCTAGAAAAATATTAGTAGATGCTATTAATGCTATTGAAGGTTCAAGTACCTTTAAAGATATATTAGGTAATATAAGTTCTGATAATTACAAAGATCCAGGAGCTAGAAAATACTTATCTCAATTGTTATCTCAAATGGATATACTTAAAAAAGTAAATAGAAATGGTCAGGATATTTGGACTATTGATCAAACTAAAATTGATAATAAAAAAACAAGAGAAGAAATTTTAAAGTCTTTAAGAAATTATGGTGTAAACTTTAATAAGATAGAGCAAATAGTAGGTAATGCTAGAAAATATATTGATGAACAAATAGGCAGTCAAATAGGTTATTATGGAGATAATTCAGGTATAACTATTGATGGTTTCTTTAAAAAGTATTTTGCTAAAGATAGCCCTTATAACACAGATGTCGAATATGATTTAGTTAGAGATAATTTTATAAAGAATAAACTATATAATGATCCCATTGGTGAAAAGCCAGGTGAATTAAATAAAGACTTCTTTAGAGAGATTACTGATCGGTTGTCTTATAAAGAGGCTGACACTTTTAACGAATTATCTTGGTCTAAAAAAGGTGAAGTTGTTAGAGACGTTATGCAAATAGTTGATAACTATACTCAGTCAGAATCTTTTGAAGTATTTACATTCAATAGAGGTAATTTTGAAGCCAACAAAGTGAAGAAAAGTGGGTTTAGAAACCCATTAACAGACTTTTATTCAGAAATGGAATTGGGTATGCTCGGTTATTTAGACGGAGTTACATTTGCTGACATTGTTATTGCAGACAATTTTAAACCTTTGCAACGTATCGATATATTTGAAGCTAAGGCCAATCAAGAATTACTAGACCCTAAATTAATAGATATAAGAAACGAAAGAATAAAGGCTGTAAATAAAGAAATAGACGCTAAAAATATGTGGAAGTTTGTTTTAGGCAACTCTAAACAAGTTGTTTTATTTCCCAAAAGTAATTATAAAGAAATCAATGAAGCGTTTAAAGAAGTTTATAAAAGAAATGTAAAAGATTTAGTAGACTCAAATGGAAGACCAAGATTAGGTTTTGAAAGAGCATATGATAAATTAGAAGCGTTACATAATAGAGTTTTAAAATCAACCGAGTTTGATTTAAATGTTCATACAGAAGCTTTAAGAGTTATGATTTTTGATAAGTTTTTAAAAGGTAGCCAAAGAAATGATTTTGTTAAATACTTAAATGCTGGTAAAGATGGTACAATAGAGAAGATAGTAAAAAGATTTAATTTAATATGGACTCCTTCTGCGAAAAGAACTTCTAGGGAACATTTGGAAATTGTTAGAGATTTCGTAAAGAATAATAATGTTTTTTCAGCTAAAGATAAAGTTATTATGGATAAGTATTTAGGTAGAGAACCTGGGAAAGAATATGGTGTTGCAGTAATAAATGATGTTGATCCACAATTTACAGCTGGAGAATCTTATACTAAAACATATTCTCAACAAGCTCAGTTTGAATCTTTTGTTAATAAGTATAAAAAAATGTGGAAAGACAATGGTATTAAACCACCTGAGTTTTCTGATTATACTGGAAATGCTAAAGAAGTTTCAACTTATGATAGTATAACCTTTATATCTAAAGATTTAGCAAGGTTTTTATCAATTGTATCAGGTAATAAGAGTAAGAGCGTATTTAAGCCTATTGTAAGCTCTTATGGTGAAAATACATACCTTTTTGGAAAGACTGTATTTGTGTATGACCCAAATCTAAATCCTTTATTTTCTAAAAGAGCAAATAGAGACCTTGATATGATCATGATGGGTACTGCAGATAAATTAAAATCTTTCTCTGAAAATTATTCAGAACTTACCCCTCAGGAATTACTTGATGGTGCAACAGTTAAAAACATAATGAATATTCCTTTAGAGTCAGTTGGTATAGTTAAAGTTCCAGATAAAATAATACCTTCTAAACTTTCTGTAACAATACTACAAAATCAAATGAATGATGCTGAAGTTAATGCTGTATATAAAGATTATCATAAGAGAGATTTAGAGAACGCAGTTGATATGATTAATGAGGTTTTAAGTAGGCCTTCATTTGAGGCTGAAGCTTTAAAATTATTAAGAGGCATGTCTGAACAAGATATGTATGAAATGATTTCTAATGGTGGGGCTGGTGAGCAGTTAGGGACTCTAATGAGTTATTTATCTATAGCTGGAGAATATGCTAGACCTTCTGCTATGGGGCCTGATATGCTTATGAATCAACTTAAAAAAGGATTAATTGATCAAGCTCTTGCTCCTTATACTCAAAAAGATAATTCTACTGTTAAGACTAATTGGGGTCAAAAAATGGTACTATCTAAATCACCTTTTTATGAAGGCGCTAACGCTTTAGATCCAACTATGGTTTCTAGTGATGGAAGAATTATATCTTTTGGAGAAACAGTACTAGCTCATTCTGCTAGAGGAGGTAATATTGAATTTGATGGTGCTAAGAAGATATTTCTTAGAAGTAATAAAATGGAAAATGGTGAGTTTAAAAGTATTCCTGCAAAAGAAAAGGTAATTGAAATTGTTGGAAAAGAAATGGGTGAATTAGTTTGGAATAAAATGGCTCATGCTGAAGGGGATGCTTTAGGACAATTATTTGATTTTATAAAAGTTGCTGCTCCTGATTATCAAATTGAAATTCAATTTTTAAGATACCCAAGAACTAAACCAAATGATTTTACTATATTAAGATTAAAAGATTTCTTATCTAGGGATGCTGGTAATCAAATGATATTAAACCCAATGGATGTTTGGAGAGTTTTTGAAGGTGATTATGATGTTGATATGGGTGATACTTTCTGGGGGACTACTAAAGAAATGCAAAGACATGCTGTAAGAGGGACATCTTATGGTATTACTGGAACTAATACTGACGGTATAGAGGCTATGAGTTCTAATATAGAACTTGCACCTACTGATCTTGTAAAAGGTAGGGAGAATTGGGAAAATTACGATGCTAACGTTAGGATTATGGAGAAAGCTATTGGTCAGGTTCAAAATTTAACTGCTCCTTTAAATCATTTAAGTAATAAAGCTGTTGTTAGAGCTGACGGTAGAAAAGTTTTATTAAAGTTTCCTAGTGAAGTGCCAGGAGTTCGATATGAAATAGAATTAAATTTTGATTCAAAAGAATTTAAACAGTATATGGCTCAAAATTCTCAAGAAATTATAGATTTATTAAGAATTGACGGTTATGGTAAAACTTCTCGTAAAATACTATTTCCTGAAATGGAAGGTTCAGTTACTGCTGAAACAGTAAATCAACAAGAAGTTGGATACAGAAATCAGGGAAGTCAAAATGATTTATCAACAAAGGTTCCTTTTAGAGCTTTTGTTAAGAGAAAAGTTAATGAAGCAACTGGTGAGGTGTTACCTAATTCAGAAGGCTTTAAAAATGATATTCCATTAGAACACTATGATGTTTTGGCAATAGAAGCACTTATTAATCATTATAATAAACTACCAAGCGTTATGCCTGGAAGACAAAAATTCGGAGCTGAAGGTAAAAGAAGTGTTACTTATCAAGATTTATTAACTACATGGGAGAGTTATGCTGGGGCATCTAGAAATATAGATGATGTAATATTTAAAGCTGTTTATTACCATAGAGGTGAGTCTGGTGAATACACATATAAACATAATACAGATTTAATGAATAGATTGTTTGGGGGTGAAGGCAGATTATTAAAAGAAGTTAATTCTAAAAAGCAAGGATTTGAAGATCAAACTTATTTATGGAGAGCAGGCACTCTTGTTCCAAACAAAATGAAAGAAAACTATATAAATGCTACTGAAACAATGTCTGAAACAGGTTCATTTGCAGAAAGAGCTTTAAAGACTATATATAGAAATCCATTAGGAGGCTCAGTAGAAAAGCATCTTATTTCTGGTGAAAATTTAAGAAGATATTTATACGTTGAAGATGTGTTATTAAATGGTAATGAAGTTGATGGAGCTTCTGTTGATAACGTTATTGCTTTACTTCCTCAAATGATAAAAGATATTAAAAAAGGTAGATCTAATATAATAAGATTAAAGAGAACTGCTGCTAAAGTTGCTGCTTCAGATAGAAAGCCTCAAGCTAAAAAGTATATATTAGAGAAGATTAATAGCCAAATAGAGCAATATGAAGAATTGTTAAAACCTTTATTAACAAAAGAGTATAAAAAGAATCCTACAATAAAGAATTTACCAGATTTTAATCTTGTTGATATAACTACTAATGAAGATATATTAGAACAAACATCTCAAGCTTTTGCTATATGGAATTTATGGGGAATGACTCATAAACAGGGTGGAAAATTAAGTGGTATAGATGGTTATATTAAAAGAATGCAATCAAGTTACAAATCTCAATATAAAACACTATTTAATAGCGCAGGATTAGAACAGTTAGCGGGGAAACGTTTACGTGATTCCCAATTAACTGAGTATTTATTATCACCAAAAGATATAGAAACAATAGAAACGCAGATATATAAAGATATGTATACTGGTTTTACAAAATATGGACAAGCATTTTTATATAGGTTCGTTGGTTCAAACTTTAGAGTAAGTCAAAATGGTATAGGGGTTTATAATGGAAGACCTATTCCTTTATTCACTAAATCAAATACTAATTATAAAAGAATGATTAAATTTTTAGTTAAGTTGAGAAATAAGCAGATAGATGGAATGGATCCAAAGGTTGCTGATGATTTATTTATAAAAAAAGTAGATGATATAATTAAACAGGTAGCTAAGCAAGATTACTTATGGAGATCTTTCTTCCAAAGAAAGTCACATTTAGAAGATATACCTGTTCAAGAGATGCATATGTTCCATATGGCTAGAAATAATCCTGAGTATAATAGTAGGCATTTACAAATGTTCCAAAGATATACTGCTTCACCTATAGCAAGAATATACGATAGTAGAACTTCTGCAGGTATGGGGAGAGATTGGGATAAATCGATGTCTTTCTTTAGAGATTTAATTAATGAAGCTGGTTTAGATGTGTCAAAAGATAAAGTAGAAACAGCAGTAAGGACCTTATCTTATATACAAGAATTAGAAATAAACAATATGTATATGACTCCATTTAAATATCTAAATTTAATGCAATCTATAGACCCTAAAATAAGGTCTGTAGTTAATAATGTTTTCCCTGGTTCAGTTAGCCATAAGAACGGTATAGAGCCAGCATTAAGGAATAAATTACAATATAATGATTTCTTTGCTCTAATGGGTGGAGGTGTTATGAATGGTCATGATGGTATGACGTTTAATCCTTCATTCGGCTATAATAAGTATACATATTCAACTATTAAAAGACTTATAACGCAAGGTCAGTCAGTTATGAAATCTAATACTGGAACTAGATCATCAGAAGATATTAGAGATAATATTATAGTAAAAGAAATAAAAGATGAGGCATTAAAATCGAAAGATCAAAAACGAAGGGAGAATTGCGCTAAATAATGGATATTAAAATTGATAAATGTGGTCCAGTAGGGTTAACTAAAACACAAAATGATTATTTTGATACAATAATAGACTTTAAAAATAGATATTCTAACCTTGTCGATGGAGATGCTTTAGGTCAAAAAGTTTTTCACCGTATGTTTCATGTTACTTTAGATCATATAACAAAATTAACTGATGCAGAACTTAGTAATAACTTTAAGTTATTTGAGAAAAAGATGAATATATTATCTAATCAAATAGAAAGTGGTAAAATTGCAAGTAAGTTAGGTAGAACTTTATGGACAACACAAGAACTTGCTGAAAGAAATCCTATTATGGCTCAAGTTTATGACAATTTCGTAAATACTTCTTTAAATTATAAAGGTAGGATTTTAAAGTCAGATAATATGTTTAAAGATATATTAGGTCATTTAAAAACTGAGTCAATCCAAAACTCATTATATAGTTCTCTAACCAAAAGAGATAAGTATGGTATGGGTAAAAGTAAAATGGAAAAAGTAGTTAAGGAAGCTCAAGAATTGCAAGAAAGATACGAAGAATATTCTATAGATGCTGAAAATGGTGTACCTGGTGCTCATGAGAATATGTTAAGAACACAAAAAACTATTAGTGACTATTTAATTAATGGTGAAGGTAAAATATTTAATGATTTTGTTAATTTAATTGAAGTTGGATTACCAAAATTAGCTAAAGAAATAAATATATATAATAAGAAAAAATGGGAATTACAGGAAAAAAGTAAAGGTAAGGTTTGGCAGGGTACTAAAAGAAAGGATCTATTGAATCAGATTAAATCTAAAGTGGCTAATTTAACAATAGAATCAAAAGAGGTTATAGATGGTAGAGAAGTTGTTAGTAGAGTACCTATTAGTGGTAATATGCAGGCTGCTCTTATTAAGTATGTAGATTATACAACTACTTTACACAAGGTATTAAAAGATGGTGTTGATGCTTATGTAGATGGTGTTATGTTATCAATTGAAAGTCAGTATTCTCCTTCAGAAAGAGTATCTAGAGTAGATAAATTAAAAGATATAAAAAAGGTTTTAAAGGAAAATTTAACTCCAGATGAAAAAGTTGGTTATTTTCCACACTTTAGAATAGATATGGGTGCAAGATTTTTAGATAATTTAATGCCTAATGCAGATAAATTAGTTATGCAAACAATGGAAGGTCCTAATTGGAGTAAAAAAGGGATTGATAAAGCTATACAAGAGCTTGAAACATACGTTTCTAATAGATTAAAAGCTAGAGATGAGAATGTAGATCCTATGGAATATTCTAGAAACTTTCCTGCAGTATTAAAAAGATATGCTTCTGAAGTCAATAGATTCAACAACGTTGCATTTGTTCAAAAGTATACCAGAGAAGCTTTAGCTGAAGTTAAAAATATTTATAAAAAGGGTAAAGAATTAGATGGTATAGGTGAATACTTTGTTGATATGGTTGAAGATATGAATCAGGCTATGCTTGGTACTAGAGATATAGAAAGTCCAGAATGGAATAATGTTAGACAAACTTTACTTGGATTAGAATACATGTCTAAATTAGGATGGAACTTTAGAACTGCTACTAAAAATGCTACTCAAGGTCTTTTAAATTGGGTCTTTTTAGGACCTAAAACAATGAGGGAATCAAAAGATTTTTATGAAAGAAAAGGTCAGACATTTGAAAATGATGTAAGAATTATGATGGAAGAAGCTGGGTTGTCTTTTAAGACTGGAACACCAGAATTACAAGAAGCTATAGGTAGTTTTAAGAGTAGGCAAATTGTACGATTATCAGAAGGATTGTCTATAGAGTTTAAAAAACCTTCTTTTGGTGATAAAGCTGCTCAAAAGGTAGCTAATTTTGCTGGTAAAGGTGATAAGATATGGCATCCATCATTCTTTATGCAAAAAGTAGAGAACTTTAACCGTATGAAAACATTTAAAGTTGCTTATTCTAAAATGTATCAAAGTTTAGAAGCTAGTTCAGGGTTTAGAGAGTGGGTTAGAGAAACTCAAAAAGGTGGAGAATCTCAATCAGTCTTTGAAAAGAATTTACAAACAAGAGCAAGAAATTATGCTATTAGAATGACTAATATGTTGCATTTCGATTATGCTGATATATCTAAGTCTAAATTACTTAGACACCCTTTAGGTAGGTTTGTATTTCAGTTTCAACATTATGCACAAAAATTCTTCGAGTTAAATAAAAAGGCACTATATGATGATTTGAAATTAGCAGGTGCTAAACGTGATCTTTTTGGAGAAGAAGTTGGAACTGCAACAAGAATGGGGATGGTTTATGCAGTTATACCAGCTTTAATTAGTGGTATATCAGGTATGAATGTATTTAATCTTGTTGAACATGCTACTTTTGATAAATTTAAGAATATATTCCATATGTTAACAGGTAATGAGGAAGAAATAAAACAAGCTTCGTTTGGTAGGGGAGCTGTAGGTACAGTAGGTTTTCCACTTTTATCTGATATATTAACTATAGGTGAAATAACAAGAATTTATGAACATGATGAAGATAGTTGGTTACAACTTCTAACAGGCTTTCACTCTTATAGAGAACAAGATAAAGAACTTAGATTAATGAAACTTATAGGAATAATAAACACTCAGTTAAAAAGATCTGTATCTCAAACATGGCCATTAATTAAAGATGGACATCCAGGTACAGCACTTCAATTTGAAGCAGGTTTGTATCCAGATAAAGATGTTAAAAAGTTAACTGAAGCTTTTTACAAACAGGCTAGAACAATCGCTCCTGACCTTGCTGAATATTACGAAGACACTATGAGTGAATATAATCGTTTTATTAAGAAATCAAAAAGTCAAGAGCGAAGACGTTATTATAGAGCTTACTAGTTCTTTAGAGTATTTTCATTTACTTCCATATCAATTTTCATTTCATCTAATATTGAAAGTAAATCTTTTTTTAAGTTCTCAAAAACTATAATTATATCGTTTATTAATTCTATATTTCTTGGAACTAATGTCACGTCATTTGCGTCTCTTTTTGCCATCATATCAATTGTTTTTGCTAACCCTTGCAATACATCCATTTGGTTTGATGCTTCCATATAAGCTTTATTTTTGTTTTTCATTCTTCTCTCCTATTAAGTTAATAAAATGATCAAATTCTATTGCTACATAGATTTTAGATCTATTACGTTTAAATACTAATACAGGTTGTCTATCCTGTGAATTTCCTTCTGCTTGTTCTAAAGAACCCCACAGATTTAGTCTTTCTTGATTTTTACACTCAAAGCTATAAGGTATTACTTTCTTAGCTGCTGGTGATAATACAATGTCTTCTCCACTCATACCCATAACTTGGGATTCAATATCATTCGTCTCAAGAATCTCCGTATACACAGAGCGAAGGCGATCCCTCACTAAGTTCTGTAATTTCCTTCCTTTGTTTTTCGCTGAACGCACGTTCATAAGTCCCCTCTCTTACTTTTTTTAAAGCTCTTTCTTGTTGTACTTCTTTACTATCCCAAACACCTCTACCTAATAAGTAGTTTTCATCTTCTTCATCAGGATGTAGGTCTTTATATGTTTCTATCATAGTATCAATCTGTTTCTTCAATTTCATTAGGTCTTCTATCATAATATGCCTCCATTATTATTAAAGCGCAATCCCTGCATACGAAACATCGTTTACTTAAAGGAGATACCTGATATACAGGGACACACTTTATGTTACATTTCTTACAATTAGTCACGAGAAATCCACCAAGGACTATCTTTCAATATTCTTGCCCTTCTTTTATGAGTAGTTTCCTTTTTAGGATTCTTTTCTCTGTGTTCAATTATTTTTTTAAGTTGTTTTTTAGTCAATTTCTTTTCCATTGAATTTCTCCACTATTTTATCATATAGAGGATGTTGAATAGCTTCTTCAACAACAGGTGTTCCATATTGAGACATAGCCCAAGCTGATTCTTCTATCCATATACAGTTTTCACAACCTTTACATTCTCTCATATGTTTTTGTGCTTCTTCTGTTTGTGCATACCAACTCATTTCTCCTCCTTAGCTTTTTCTTCATTCTTTTTAGCTTGTGCTTCTATAAGTTCATTAAGATATTCTTTAAACTTCTCATCTTCACCACCAAATTCTATATAAGCTAAAAGAAGATCACTTATAGATTTAACTGATTCACCAAGTTGAGTCATATAATTCGCTAAGAAGTCAAATCTTCTTTGTATTTCTTTATTAGTTATATTTTTATTCTTTCCCATGTTCCCTCCTAATTTATTAGGGTATAACATACCGTTTTAAGCCATGTTAATATAATCGCTTATTACTATATCACCCCGACTATACATTATACCCTAAATTGTTATGATAATTTCCAAGTATGTACAAGTTTACCGTATCTACCTAGTTTTTTAGTATTAGTTTTTGTTAATTTACCAGCATTAGTTAAGTCTGTAATAGCTCTTCTAATGCTTGTTATAGGCCAACTAACCTCTTGATCATGTGCAAAATCTTCAATATCAAATGGTGTAAGACCTTCATTTGGATATGTTTCAAATACAGCTAGAATCAAATCCTCTTGTTTTGTTGAAGTATTTCTACTTCTTTGCAGAGTTTCCCCTGTTTCATCATTAGTATTGTAATACATATTTCTCCTAACTTGTTTTCTCTATTCTAACGTTATTAACACTTAATCTAGCATATAAATGTTCTTTTTCTCTATTCTTATCAGATTTAATATCAATCATTTCAACTAAACCTGTTTCCTTATTCTTAAAAGGTTTTAGAGATATAAGTTTATTAGCATTATACGCTATTCTAAACGAACCTCTAGAAGACGCTATATCCATACCTTCTTTGAAGGCTGCTTTACTTACTTCACTTACAGCAAATACTATAACATTTTGTCTTACTGCAAGTTCCATAATAGCTTGAGAAGCTTCTTCAACTTTCATGTTGTTATCTTTCTGTTTGCTCTTAAATAGCCCCAAATGATCAATAATTACTATTTCTGGCTTAACAGGTAGCATTGTGATCCTTCTTTCTAATTCATGGGCATATGGAGCTGAATAGTCAACAGTAAGCCATTCAAAGCGTTTATCCATACCATTTTTCATCTGTTTGTAATGTTCAGATAATTGCTGTTCATCCCATCCCATTTCTATTTGAACAAATCTAGACCATATTTGTCTTGGAGACATCTCCATTTCAACAAAATACGTTGGTCTTTTGAAGTAATTTACCCAATTTTGAAGCAACATAGTCTTCATACTAGCAGGTGGAGCTTGTAATATAACTGTCTCACCTGGATATACTGGGAAACTTTGACCATATGGCTCACCTAGGTTAAGAGGTTTAAGATCCTGAGCGTAGAAGTTTATAAGTTCGTTCTCCATACTACTAGAATCCATCATATTTTCACCCTTTATACCTCTATGTAAGGTACATTTAGAGTCACAATAAAACTTTATAACTGGATCATCACCACCATATCTATAACCTTGACCATCATGTCCAGTATAACAACCTTCTATTATACCTTCCATTTCTTCAGGTTTAAATGGTTCGTCATCTAAACTTACTTTCTGTCTCCAATTTTCCATAATTAATCTTACTATATCTTCAGTAAAGTTCCATCTTAAGTGTGATGCTAACCTTAAAGCCACCATATGACGTTTACCCTTAGGTGCTCCATCCATCATTTTCTGTATACATGTAGTATTTACAGGGTCTCTACTATCTTTAACTTTTATGGGTGTATTTTCTTTAGGTTTTTCTTTATCTAATACATCAAATACTTCATTGTTACACTCTAAAGTATGTTCTAATTCTATATCTCTTGGCTCTTTACACCATTTGTTAATAGTTCTTTCTAACACACTATTTTCATACAATGCTTTTTGTGGAAATGGAGTCTTCCATAAACCAGACTTAGTATTTTTAGTATTTGGTACACGTATTAATCTAGATTTATCAGTAACAGATGGATCAGCATACTCAAATATACCATGTTTAGTAAGCTCTTCTTTAACTCTTATATGTAAATTCTTACTAGGTTTCCATTTAAAAGCTGATTCTGATATATGTATATGAAATCCTCTACCACTAAAGTAAACATAGTATGGAACAAATAGTTCATCTAAGCGTACAAGCAATGCTGCAGTCTTTTGTGATGCTTCCCAAACACTTTCACCATCTACATCTAATATAAACTCATTAGGCATATATATTAAACCATCATATCCAGATATAGTGTTATTTTGACTATAATACTCTAATACAGATTCATCATAATTATATAAAGACATGAATGTATCTGAATCCATGCCTTGTAATTCTATTAATTCTTCTTCTCTTTGGAAATTATGTCTATTAGTAACTCCAAAAGCTACTTCTCTTATCATTTTAACCATCTAAATCCTCCCAATTCTCATGTACTAACCATATAAATAATATTGATATTACCCATATTACTGCAAGAATACCTATAAAAGTTATCATTTGCCCTCCTTTCTGAGCCTCATTTGATGCTCATATCTAGCTCTTTTGATCTTCATACGTATAGTTAAGTGGGTGTAATTATCACCCTTTAAGTTTTGCCCTAATTTTAGTTCTTTAGGGTCTATATTAATAAAATGCATAAACTCTGTTGCTCTCATAATTCCCCTCTAATTAATTCATCAATTAAAAACCAAATTAGTATTATTAAACAAAATATCACATATCCTCCTTGTATATAGGGAGAGTTGTTATACCCTCCCTATAATTAACGATTACCTACTCACTAGAAAGGTATATCGTCACTCTCGGAGGACTCAGAAGTTGTTGGTTCTTCTGATTTCTTGTTTTCCACTTTGGGTAAAACAAATGCCTTGTAATAGCTTTCGGCTTTACTTTTCCAATAATCAACATCAGATTGATTAAAAGATTCAGCAGCATTTTCAAACACTGTAGGAGCTGTTCTATTTAATATCTTTGAATATTTACCATCTTTATATAGATAAACATTCATTTTCTTGCCTATTAAAGCTTCAGGGCTATCATCCATCTTTAATACTTTAGTTCCATCAGGACCTTCTAATGCGTTACTTATACCTGCATTAGCGAATCTATACATTTGACCGATAGCAAATTCTTCACCATCAGCGCCAGTTTTAGCATAAACTCTCATATTAAAGTTCTCTGGATAGTCATCAAAGTATACATCTATGCATTTATTACCATTCCATTCAGCATATTCTGCTTTAGAAACTAATAATTCATGCCATCCAGTGTTATATTGGTTGTTACCACCACCAGATTTAATTGTTAAAGTTCTCATTTATTCTCCTTTTAGTTAACTAATAGATTGAGCATCATCATCATATTGTGCTATACCTACCATAGCAGATAATCCATATCTTCTACCATAAGTTACAGCTGCTCCAACGCCTTGTGCGTCTACTTTAGCCAACGGAAGTTTTATTTTACTTCTCATCCACTGACCTGATGCATGCATTAATGTTGTGGTTACACATACAGCGCCTTTAATTACTTCATTACCTTGACTAACAGATAATCCATTTTTAGATAAATATGGAAATGAAGATTTAATTACTGCATGTAAGTCTGCATAACTAGACTTAAAGAATGGATTTGTACTTTCTTTCTTTGCACCTTCCATTTCAGACTGAGCTTTAGCTAATGCTTCAGCTAGTTTATCTATTTCAGGCGATTTCCATTCATCATGTCTTCTATCATGTGCTGTGTCAAAAGATTTCTCTTCTGCTTCATTTTTGGCCTTTGCTTCTAATATATCTTTAGCAATGCCATTTTGTTTAGAAACGTCAATATTATTCACGAACTTCCTCCTATTTGAATGAATGGGGCAGATAGTCCACCCCATTCTGTGTGCTATACGTTTAAGAAACCTTCGAATCGAAGGGCTTATAATTTAAGAAACTAATTTCTTTTTATCAAGTATTAATGTTGAAAAGTTGAAAATTATTTCCTTAAAGTAAGGTTGTTTCATAACTATGTTCTTAATAGAATTAGATATAAAACTTCCACTCATATTACTACAATAAGATGTAGCTTTACGAGTGCATGGTTCAGGATCAGAATCTTCATCAGAATACCAATCCTTCTCATACTTTTTAACAGTAATATTATCATATATATACTGTTGATATTGCTCTGCACCCATCCTACCATCTATAACAAATGATGGTTTATCAGGGCATTGTGTTATCAATTTCACTATTTCCATACGAGCAGACATACTGTCTAATCCAAGTACTAATATGTCATCTTTCGTGCCTTCATAGTATTTAAATTTACTATTTGAAAGCTCAACCTCAATAGAGCATTCTATTTTTTTAATATGTGTATATAAAGCATCTACTTTAGTTTTACCAATATCTTCTTCTACATATTGACTAACACCTACGTTTTCTATTCCTACTTTATCAAAATCATATAGATAGAAACTATTAGCACCAAGTCTTGCTAATTGTGTGGCTACGGAGCTTCCAATAGCCCCGCAACCTACAATGTGAAACTTAATACCCGATATATCTGCTATATCTTGACTTCTCATATTTCTCATAGCCACATACCTCCATAACTTTGGTTATAACATGCACTATCTATTAAAGCCTCAGCTATTGATTGATACTTAGGATCAATAACATGTATTAACTCATATGGTTCAGAATCCATACCAAGAAACTCTTTTAATTCTGCTTTATTAAGTTTATCTATCTCTATACCATAAGGTTCTAGCTGTTCATTAGTATGATTTATAGCTGTTTTAAACTTATGCATATTCCATGCACCAGTATTTACTTGTCTAATATATTCAGCTATTTTACCCATTGCATACTCCCATTTAGCTTCAAATGTAGCAGCTTCTGCTTCTGTTGGTTCAATTTGTGTACAATCATCCTCTAATAGTTTGTAATTACCAGACATACCTCTACTATCATACCAACTATGTAAACTTAATTGTTTACCATTAGATGGTAGTTTAGTATAGCCAGTTTGATAAGAACTTAATGATCTAACTCTACACTTAGCTTTAACTTCAGTTACTATTTCAAGAGGTATTTCTACATCTTCTTTACCAACTATCTCAAGTTCAACATCTTGATGGACCTCTAATGGTTTCCATACAGATATTCGACACTTATATTCTTCTTTAAGATTAACAACAAGAGCAAATGATAGATCAGATTCTCCTTCACCATATTCATCTATACTAGATAGATCAGTACCACTCCAGAATGCTCCCATTGTGTGATGACTATGCCACCAACAGAATCTAAAGTTAGTATCCTTGTATTTTACAGCCATTTGTGTATAGTATTTAGCCAAATCTTCTTTATCAAGGTCACAAGTAGTGGCACCTATCTCTTGATTCATGATTTGAGGGTCTTCTATCCACCAATCACCATCTTTGTCTTGAGTAACTACACTCATACCACCTATTTCAGCTTTTTCACCATGATAAGCAGCTTTTGCATAGTTTATTATCTTATCCCAACAGTCTTTTAAGATATATACTTTCATTCTTCCTCCTCATTACGTTCGTTAATATGTTGTCTAAGTTCTTCAAGGTACGCCTCATCCAGGCTTTCTTCCTGCTCACGATCACCTTGTATTGGCTGAAAACCACTATTTATATTACTTGTTGATGTGTTTACACCACCCATTCTAGTAGCCCATTGCAAGGTCATTTGTTCAGCTTGTTCTGGTGTTACTGGTTCAGGATGAGCATATTTATATTTCTCACATTGAGATCTAAATGTACATTCTTGTACATCACAGTAATCATTATGTCCATCTGGTTCATAATTACATTGATCTATATTATTTGTGCCAAACACTTTTCTGTATTCTTCAGATAGTTTAGCTGGTTCACCATGATACATCTGTTTAATATTGTTATGCGGACCTGTTATATTAGTATAAGTTGTAGCCCAATTAACAGATTGTAATACAAATGAAGCCATATCATACCTATTTAATGCATTATATATATCATTTGCTTGATCACCATAACATACATTATTACCAAATATACCTGCTCTATAACCTCTACTACCAGATATAAATGGATATGCTAGATAACCTTTCTCATCTGGTTGATCTACTTGACCTAATGTTTGAACACTAAAGCTTGGACAATCATAATTAGCATGTCTGGTCATAGTTCTAAGTGGATATGTAATATTATTAATATACAAATCTGTGCTACATTCTATATTTTCTATATGTTTAGCTTCACGTTCACTTTCTCTACCTGATGTCATATATACTTTCATTATATCTGGTCTTATTCTAAGTGTACTCACTAACATATATCTTTGACTAGAACGTGCATTTGGATGAACAAATAATTGATGATACATTTCTTGCATTATATCTATATTATCTATCAATTCATCAGCCATTTGTATCTTTTCAGACATATAATTAGCATACAAGTTCTTTCTTTCAACAAGAATATCTGGGTCATCTAACCATACTTCGCCTTGATATCTTAAATGATATAATATATTATCAATTTCTCTTAAAGATGCTTTTATTCTCTCCCATGAATGATTCTTAAACCAATCTTCTCTACTTAAATAATTATACATACCACTAGGTTTTCTTCTAAATCCAAGACCTCTCATCATAAGTTCAGCTACTCTTTCATAAGAACCACGCTTCCACTTAAATGTTTTAGTAATTTCTAAGTCACCTCTATATCTACTATTAAATTGTTGTAATTTTTCCATTACTTCAGCTTGAGGGCCATAATATACATGTTCCCCAAGATCTTCTACTTCTATCTCTTCTATGCATTGTTCTATTGTTCCATCTACAATGCAGTCATAATCTCTAAAATCCATATACCCTCCAAGGTTAATAAGTTAATCCAGACAGAAGCATTCTTAGTGTGTCGTTGTCAAATTCGCCATTTCTCACTAGTGCTCCTGCCTGGTACGTTATAACGTAATTTTACTGATCACCACCTGATTTGTTGTTATTAACAGCTGCAACAATATCACCTTCTTCAATAGCATGTGTATTTGTTACAGATACTCCATTAACAGCAACAGATGAGCCAGAAGCTATATCATCTGGAAACTCATTTCTTAGTTGTTCAACAGTATCAGCGTTAGTTTGTCTCTCTACAAAGCCGCCACCTTGTAGAAATTTGATTGTTTTAGTTGCCATGTGGGCCTCCTTTTTCATATGATTGGATTGATTTGTACTCATCAGCTAACTGATCAAAATAGTCATCAATTAGTTTGTAGTTATTTACTATTTGTTTCTCAACTGTTTCTTTTACTTCACCATTTAGGTATTTAACAGTTTTCTTTAATATTACTGTATTTGCTTCAATATTGCCTATATCCATGAGATAGCCCATTTAAATATATAATACCAACATCCTAGACTAAATGTCACTATAACTGCATATATTAACCAATTAGGCAATTTCATTATAAAATCTACTAGCCTGCTATCTTTCATAAACCCATCCTCCCTGACATTCTCTTAACAATATCATTTAGTTTATCTACTTCATCACATGCATATTGACAATTATTGGCTACAATTTCAAGTTTAGCACTTAAATCTATAATTTCTTCTCTTGTTACCTTATCACCAGAGTTTATAGCTTTGTTTGCTTTACTAAAGAAAGATTTCTTCTGTTCTTCCTTCTTTTCATTTAATTCCTTAGTTTTATCTTCATTTTTACTGAAAATACCCATTATGCCTCCTTTATATCGATTAATTCATCGATTAGTTTATTTTCTTTTATTCTAAGACTAGCTTGCTTATTTTTAAGTTCTATAAGATCTTTTATCACATCTTCTTCAGTTCTTATAGGTGTAAATGTTAACATATCTCAAATCCTCCTGATTCTAGACAAAACTTAGCAAAATTCTCTACATTATCTTGTGAAAATGGATAACTAGACATAAATCTCTTATTTTCATCATCATCTTTAGCTAAATTCTCATTTCTGGTCTTAATATGCTTCTCCCATCTCTTAACAGTGCCATCTTTGAGTAATATTTCTAGTTTTGTGCCTATTTTAGCAGCTGTTTCTTGATCTATTAGCCTGCCATCATTCCAATTTCCACCTTCTATTTGCTTTTCAGTCATAAAATCACTACATTGCATACAAACAAAGTCCCATAATGGTCTCCACCACCATACATTATTACGAAAATATACTCCAGGATTAGCTTTATGATAGTCATCCATCTCATTAAAGTATTTTTTACGCTTTTCTTCGTCTTCACTCTTCCACATATCACTATTTTCTCGATAGTATTTATACTCAGTATCTGGTTTGTGTATTATTGGGTTAACACCCCCTAAATCAAAGCCCATTTTAATATCCTCCATATTTTTTCTATGTTTTTTCTTATTTTCATGATATTTATAGTAAATGATATATATATCTCAGCATAATAGGGCTAATTGACCCTCGTTAGTGTATTAGTCTCTAAACGACTAATTGGCTGAAACCCACACAATGAAGTGTTATATCAGCTTTACTAGTATATAGGTACATTGCTACACTCGCCTGTCACTACAGCCCTATTAAATATAACAGCCTACTCGACCACTTTTTCAGGTCCTTTTGCCTCACTACCCATTTCCCTCGGCTGTCATGTCTCCTACCAATTCTCTGCTTGTTCTACTACTTCTCTAATCTCTATCTCACACTCTTGACATACAGGATCATCTTTATCATGCCAATTACTATCACATACACCACATAATCTACCACCTAAGCCAACCATAAGTTTGTATACTACTTCATTTATCTGAGTTGCCATACTTATCCTCCATGTATTGTTTTAGTCTCTTTTTAGTACTAAGATATTTTCTTACCATTTCAGTTCTATGTTTATCAGGTATATTTCTATCACACCTATCACAGAATAGTTTTTGTAGAGATGTCATCTTATCACTACAATAGATACACTTCATCATATCATCTCCTTATTGGTTAAGAGTTTAAATAATTATTGAGCAGTTTGTAGGGGCTTTCAGCACAATTACATCTATCGCCATAGATAACTATCTAAAGCATGCTCAGGCTAGAGACTGTGGTTGGCGTCTCATCTCCGTATTAGGGAACCTTTTGAGTGTTTAACTCTAGGCATTCATTGCACTTTTAATGCTGACAGTTTGCGTTACTGCTTAACAATTACACCTACGTACGAAATCTTCACATTTAATTTATTGAGTTGTGGCGGGATTTGGGTTACCCGCATGCTACCATATTAATATTGGCAGTGTTTCATCTACAAGAGTGATCAAGTATGCTACTCCTATCTCCATTAGGGCTGGTCACCCCGATAGGTCGTCACATATGGCTAGTTAAACCATAGACTAAATAATGCATCATGCTTTAATGTAAGTCCTGCTTACCGTATACACATTGTCTATTTCTAGACTGATGCACCCACTGGACAAGGATTCCCTTATCTAATTATTTGGTACAACAACTGTTCTAGCTTCTACTAGTTCTATAACACCACTTGATGTTACAGCGAGCACTACCTCTAACAGTCTACCTGCACACTCCTTATCAGAATGCTCCACAGGTTTCACATCGTTAATCCACAGGTGATCAGGCCTGTATCATAACTCTCAAATCTATCTCATTATTCATTGTATTATGTTGGTCACTTATAATACATAGCTAGTGTACTAATGTGCCGTTTGTTATCTTACTAATGTTTGGTATAAGTTTATATATATAATGTACACAGGCATACACGCACAGATACTAGCATGATTCTTCATTCTGTGTAAAAAGCAGTATCTTATACATATATACACTGTATACACTATAATGTTGTTAAATTGTTCATTAAAGGACGAAATGCTAGGTATTAAGTACCCAGCATCTCATCAACTTCAGACAACTCTTCACCAAGAGAGTCTATCGCTTCAGTAGTTGGATCAAGCAACTCTAAACCATGCTTAGCTGCTATGTTCACCACTACCTGGAAGTGAGTAGACCACTTCTGTAGTACCTGTCTTTGCGAAGGAGTCTGCGTTCTAAACACAGGATCCCAACCAGACTTAGTACCAGCAGTAGCTAACTCCTTGAACATCTTAGATAAAGTGCGTTCATACTCTGCAGCCAACACCTTATGTGCTGTCTTATGTTTAATTAATCCTCTTGACATATAGTCTCCTTTAAGTTATTAAGATAATTTATTTTATCTCATAATCATTTATTTTAAATCAAAAATAACGTAATTTCCATTTTGGAAATCCACCCGATAGGGTGGGTGTGTAATATAATACCACATACTAAAATTGCACAATTTTTAAAAGTTGCCTAAAATAAACCTTGTTTTTAAATAATCCGTTTAATAAATTTTGTCTATGAAAAAGTATATACTTACTATAATGTATAATGAAACAAATGATACTGTTGAATGGATACAGGAAGAACTTGAAGATATAGAGGTACTTACTGAGATAACTGAAGCTGATATAGCGAAGTTAACTATCGAAGATGTAGATGCGATAATGTTAGATAAAGATTATGCAAAGGCATAGATCTAGCGCCCCCTTGACGGGGGCTTTGTTTATATGAGAGTATATAAAGTAAATAAAATAGAGCATACAGTTTTCGATGAAATAGATGAAGTACCTACTAATATCAACATCGTAAGTGACTGGCGCAGTGGTCAGATAGGCGACTGGGTTAAGGCTGATGATGGGTGTTATATACAAATATTGCGCAAAGGTAAGATGGTCGTGCCGAAAGGGCGGAACAAGGTTAGGGAATATGTAGGCACGTGCACTGGGACTTTTCCAGTAACCTCCAAGGCGAAGATGGACACTTCGCGCAGACTCAACATTTACTCCTTTGGAGGGAGTAAGAGTTCTGCAGACGTTCTGCTAGATCGGACCGTACTAAGTAAGCATGAGCATCTCTTTGTTGTATATATAGCATCAGGACTTTCTCCTCAAGAAGCTTATATGAAGGCTTTTCCTACTGTTAATCCAGGATATGCTAAGCATAAGTCTGCTCAACTAGTTAAAACAAAAAGGATAACAACTGCTATGAAAGAAGAATTAAAGCCTATATTAGAAGAAATAGGTGTAGATGAAAAAGCGATATTAGAGAATATTAATAATATAGCACTTACTTCAGATAAAGATGAGACTAGATTAAAAGCATTATTTAAGCTATCTGATATAATGGACTTAGAGGATAAAAATAGAACTACAGTTACACAAGTATCTGGAGCATTATTTCAAGGATTTAAAAATAAAGATTTATTAACTGCTGAAAGACCAAAGGAAATAACTGAATAATGGAAATGGTTGTAGATAGAGGACATAAGTTAGGGCAACCAGCTAGTCCAACGTGGGAAGAAAGTGTAGAAACTGCAGGTAGCGTATATAATGCTTTATCTAAACCTTTACATGTTGGTTTGGATATGCTTAGTTATTTTCCTCCTGCTGATTTAGCTCACTCAGCTCTTTATGCCGCAGAAGGTAGTCCTGGTATGGCCGCATTATATGCAGGTTTCTCTATTCCAGGATTAGGAGATTATGGTCAAGCAGGTCATTTAATTCATAAATATGCTACAGCTCCTATACGTGTTCCAATGGGTAGGTTATGGACTAATGTAAAAATGCCAGTTGGATATGAATTACCAAGAATTGCTGATTTAAAAGGTGATACTGGGTCTTATTTTAAAGGTATAAAAACAGCATTATGGGATGATAAACCATTATGGTTACATAGATTAGATCATGATGCTTTTAAACTTGGTGATGATTTATATGCAAAAGAACTTACTAAAGGAAAAGGTGGGCCAATAATGAAACATATAGGCACCCACAATCAAGCAGTTAATAAGTCTGAATCACTTCTAAATTATAAGTGGAGTGGAGATATAGAAGATATAGCAGCAAGGTATCATTTAAATAGAGCAGTATGGGGTTTGGGTGATAAAGCATTTAAAGGTACAAGACAAATATATAATCCAAAGGCTGCGACAACTAAAAGGTATGAAAACGTTAAATATAATATAAAAAGAGGCGATATATTTAGAGAAGCAAAATCTGTTAATCCTTCTGATAAAAAATACAAAGATTTAGGTAAGTTATGGGAATTTAATACTGATACTGAAATAGGTAAAAGATTATATAAAAATTGGAATGCTTTATTCACTAAACCTGGTTATGATAGGTATCATCCTATATTTGGTAATTTTGGAGTAACTACTAAAGATGGATTAAAACGTATGACAGATCCTACTGGAGAGTGGGATTTTGGTATAAAAAGAGCATATAGTCGTGGTCCAACTGTAAAACAATTAGGAGAGACTGGTTCAAAAGGTTACACAAAAGATATGAATCTTTTTCATTACATAGTTTCAAATGATCTATATAAACATTTAAAACCGTTACCTATGTATGATAGAATGTTTGATACATGGGATTTTGCTCTTAATAATCCTACATGGGCAAATATATTTTCAAGTCCTACGAGTTTTGCAAGACACTATGGCTCTAAATTGTTCGGTTTAAGCCCTGTAAAAGTAATACAAGATGTGCCAGAGACATTAACGTATTCAAAATTAGGGGAAGATATATGGCTTCATCATGGGATAGTAGGTTTATTTAAACCAAAATATTTAAAAAATCTAGATCCTTCAAATTTAAAAACAAGAATAAGGCCACAGGATTTAAAATCGAAAGCAAGAAACATTAAACAACAGATGATTCAGAATCCATATCCTGCTGTAATAAATAATCCTTTTGGTAAATTCAAAGGGACAACAGGTAGGAGATTAAATTCTAAATCAAAACTTAAAAATTTTGAACGCAAACAATGGAATCATCCAAATCCTTTTGATAAATAATGGCTAATATAAACACACAAAATGTATCTAAGGCAGAAGAGGCTTTAATGCTTGCTCAAAAAGATATGATTGCATTTGGTAAGTTATTTTTAGCTGATGATTTTATGAGAAGTGAAACTCCTCCATTCCATTATGAAGTAGCAGATGCTATTTCAGATATGGACAAAAGACAAACAGCTATTATATTACCTAGAGGGCATGGAAAGACTGTACTTACTAAGTGTAGTATTATGAAAGATTTTTGTTTTGCAACAGGACCTTTATTTTATGGTTGGGTAGCTGCCTCGTCTAAAATCAGTGTTCCAAATTTAGATTATATAAAATACCATTTGGAATTTAATGAAAAAGTTTCGTATTATTTCGGTAATTTAAAAGGTAAAAAATGGACGGAAGACGATATAGAACTAACAAATGGATGTAAACTTATATCAAAATCAAATTTATCAGGAATTAGAGGAGGAGCTAAACTCCATAAAAGATACGACCTCATCGTTCTGGATGACTTTGAAGATGAAAATAATACCATTACGTCTGAGTCTCGTGCTAAAATCGCGAATCTTGTTACCGCTGTTGTTTTCCCTGCTCTTGAGCCACATACGGGTAGGCTTAGGATTAATGGAACTCCTGTTCATTTCGACTCCTTTATACAAAATATACTTGTCGGTAAAGAAAAAGCTGAAAAGCAAGGTGAAAAATATAGTTGGCATGTAATCAGTTATAAAGCTATGCAACCAGACGGTAATTCTTTATGGCCTGGTTGGTTTGGTAAAAAAGAAATGGAACGTAAGAAAAAGTTCTATGCTGATTCAGGACAACCACAAAAATTTTATCAAGAGTATATGATGGAAGTTCAAAATGCAGAAGATGCAATTTTTACTAGAGATCATATACAATTTTGGGACGGAAGATTTAAACATGACGAAGATACTGGAGTTAATTACATCATACTTGCAGATGGCACTGAAAAACCTGTTAACGTATTTGGAGGGGTTGACCCAGCTACGGACAGCGCTAGAAGAGATACTGACTTTAGTGTTATCCTCATTGTCGCTATTGATGGGGACAATAATTGCTATGTTCTTGACTATCTTCGTAATAGGTCATTACCTGTGCTTGGGATTCCTGGCGATGGTAAAAAAGGGATTGTGGATCATTTATTTGATTATAACAAAATTTATCACCCTTCTCTCTTTACGATTGAGGATACCGCAATGTCTAAACCAGTATTTCAGGCACTTGTTTCAGAAATGAGAAGAAGAAATGATTTTGGAGTTAAGTATTGTGCTGAAAAACCAGGGAACAGAATGAGTAAGAGGGATAGAATACAAGAAGTATTAGCTCAAAGATTTGCAATAAGAAGTATGTTTTTAAGAAAAGATCAATATGATCTACAACATGAAATTTTTACATTTGGCCCTAGAATGGGTCATGATGATACAATAGATGCTTTAGCTTATGCATGTAAACATGCACATCCACCTAAGTCTATGAAACAAGATAGACATTCTGGTGTTTGGACTAAACATCGACCAGCTGCAAAAAGTTGGATAACAGCATAGGAGAATTATGCCTACAGTAGGAGATTTAAGTTTCCCTTATACAAAAGAGGGATATGAAGCAGCTAGAAGAGCTTCATCAATGTTAGGAGTTCCAGTAAGTGAATATTCAGAGGTTCAACCTGAAGAAAGTTTATACTCAAATATTGGTGGTCAATTAGGTTCTGTTTTTGGACAAGGTGTAGATAATAGAGGTGGATCAAGAATTATGAAAAGCCCTGGATTATCAACTCCAGACTTTAATACTGCATCTACTGAATCTGAACCTGGTAGAATGTCTTGGCAGAATAAAGAAAAAGATTTTAATATGGGGTATTAATGAAAAAAGTAGATAGAGTTTTAAGAATATTTGAATTAGCTGATAGTGATAGTAGGGCTCAATGGGAATATGTGAATCAGAAAGGTTTTGATTTTTCAAATGATAATCAATTATCTGAAGAAGAAAGAGTCACTCTCGAAGAACAAGGAATGCCTACCTTTACTATAAATAGGATTATGCCTGTAGTAGAAATGTTAAACTTTTATGCTACTGCTAAAGGTCCTAGATGGCAAGCTGTTGGTGTTGATGGTTCTGATACCGATGTTGCATCTGTATTTTCAGATGTAGCAGACTATATTTGGGATTTATCAGATGGTTCTACAATCTTTGCTAATTGTGTAAATGATTGTGTAACTAAATCTATCGGTTATCTTATGGTAACTATAGATAAAGATTCTGATCAAGGTATGGGTGATGTAGTTATAAAACAACCTGAACCTTTTGATATTTTTGTAGATCCTAAATCTAGAGATATATTATTTAGAGATGCTGCATTTATAATGTGTAGAAAAATTTTACCTAAAGAACATTTAAAGAAACTGTATCCTGAACAAGTTAGAAAAATTAATGCCGCTTCATCTAATTATGATGATGAGAATAACTTAAGTGAAAAATCTACTGGCGATTATAAAAAAGATTTTTCTTATAAAGATATAGATTCTAGTGAATCAGTAGATCCTAATACTGGAGAACATGATGAGTTGTTAGAATATTTTGAATTATATGAAAAGGTTAAAGTTCCTTTTGTTAATGTTTTTATGAGAGCGCCAATTAATCCTGAAGTTATGACTGAAATGAAGAAAGCGATTAATAAACAAATAGAATCTTTAAAAGAAGAATTATCAGTTAAGTTCTTAGAAACAAAACAACAATTAGATATGGCTTTACAGCAACAACAGATTCTTCCAGAAAGATATGAGTTAGAATTAAAGAAAGCTCAAGAAGAAATGGAAGTTCAAATAGAATCTACAAGAACAGAACTAGAAGGTAAAATGATGGCAGAAGCTACAAAGGTAGATAATGTTGTTGTTCCAGAAGAAGATTTTAAAATTATGCAACAAGAAGAATCTTTTAATAAAATGCTTGTAGATGCAGTTAAATTTTATAAAGAACAAATTAAATTAACATGTGTTGCTGGTGATAAGTTATTATATGAAAAAGAATTTCCAGAAGGTATAACAGATTATCCTATTATACCATTTCATTATAAATGGACTGGAACTCCTTTTCCTATTAGTGCTGTTTCACCTCTTATAGGTAAACAAAGAGAAATAAATAAGGCGCATCAAATACTTGTTCATAACGCATCTTTAGGAAGTAGTTTAAGATGGATGCATGAAGAAGGTTCTATTGATGCAGACTATTGGGAAAAATATTCTAGTTCTCCTGGAGCATTACTTCCAATAAGACCAGGAGCTCAGGCTCCAACTGCAGTTCAACCTGCTCCATTGAGTAGTGCTTTCTATGATTTAATTCAAATGGGTAAAAATGATATGGAATATTTAGCAGGTATATATTCATCTATGATGGGAGATACTGGTAAGCAGCATGAAACATATAGAGGTATGTTAGCTATGGATGAATATGGAACAAGAAGAATTAAACAATGGATGCAAAACTCAATTGAACCTGCTTTAAAACATACAGGTGAGATTGTAAAACAATTTACTCAAGCAGTTTATAGTTCACATAAAGTATTTAGAATGGTTCAACCAAATGCAATGCAGGGAGAAAAAGAAACAGAAATTAATATTCCTTTATATAATGATTTAGGTGAAGCTATTGGTAAGTTAAATGATTATCAAGCAGCTAAATTTGATGTTAGAGTTATAGCAGGTTCAACATTACCTGTTAATAGATGGGCATATTTATCTGAATTAAAAGAATTATTACAAATGGGTGTAGTAGATGATATTGCAGTATTATCTGAAACAGATATTAAGAATAAAGAAACTATTGCAAAAAGAAAATCTATGTATGCGCAAATGCAAAGTCAATTGTCATCGATGGAAGAATCTTTAAAAGATAAAGATGGTACAATAGAAACTCTTCAAAGACAATTAGTTCAAGCAGGTATAAAAGGTAAGGTTCAAGATGCTGAGATGGAAATCACTAAACAAAAAGAACAATTTAAGGCTAACTTGAAAAAATCTTATTTACAAACTGAAGCAGAACAGAAGTTGGCTACTAGAATAATCAAGGAAGGTGCTACAAAAGCTAACAAGGCTTTACAAGACAAAACTAACCTTGAAGGTGAAAAAATATCAATGGAAGCAAATAATATTATAAAAAACTTGCAAAATCAAGGTGAAGATTCTTAAATTTGCAACAAATTTCTTTTAAAAAAAAGGAGAATGAAAGATGAATGAAGAAAATAATGAAGTAACTCAGGAATTAAATCCTGACTCTTCGAACGATTTCTTTGCTCAATTAGAGGACTCTGTTAATGGAGTCGTCTCAGAGGGAAGTAACCAAGAAGAAACAGTTCAAGAGGTAACCCACCAAGAAGTTGGTGGCTCCACAGATAACTGGGATAACGATAGTAATCCTTACAAGAAAAGGTATAAAGATTCAAGTAGAGAAGCAGTCAAATTAAACGACCAACTTCGTCAACTAGAACCATTTATGCCAGTGCTTGAAGCGATGAAAACAGATAGTGGTCTTGTTGACCATGTTCGTAATTACTTACAAAATGGAGGTCAGCCAACTCAAAATGTAAAGGAGTATCTGAATTTAAAGGATGATTTTTCATATGATCCTACAGAAGCTATTGAAGATCCAGCTTCTGATTCAGCTAAAGTTCTTGCAGCTCATGTTGACTCTGTAGTTCAACAAAGAATAGGGCAAGTTTTGACTCAAGAAAAACAAAACGCAGCTCAAGTTCAAGGTAGATTATTACAGAAAAAACAAGAGGATGAGTTTAAAACTAAACATGGTATGACTGAAGAAGAGTTTGCTCAATTTAAGTCTTCGGCTCAAGAGAGAAAACTCACATTAGATGATGTTTACTTAATCCTTAACAAAGATAAAAGTAATCAAAATGTTGCTAATGCAACTAAGACAGAAATGTTAAGTCAAATGAAAAATGTAAGGAACATGCCGACAAGCGCTAGTGATTCAAATAGTCAAGGTTCTGGTAAAAAAGGTGCAGCCGATTCAATTTTTGATGGGCTGTTAGACCTTGATGGTAATGTAGATAACTTGTTCGGATAGATTGGGTAAGACCATCTACCGAACATATAACGTCTGAACCGAAGGTATATTTAATATACAGTTGAGGGGACGACATTAAGGAGATGGTCCTATGTCAGACTTATTTAGTCTAGAGACATATAGCGATACGGTTAGTACGAATGGCGTATCATCTGGTCCTCGTCATGGTACGGGATTAGATACTGGCGATCTTAGAAGAAAGTTTAACTTTGGTGATAGGGTTTCTGAACTAGCAATAGCTCAAGATCCTTTTTTTAGATTCCTTTCAAAAGCATCTAAAAAAGCTACTGATGATCCTTCTTTTAAATTCACAGAGAAACGACCTTCGTGGCATAAACGTTATGCTTATGTTTCAAATCATGGTACATCAGCCCCAGCTTCATATGCTGGTGCAGACGCAAATGTTGCATCAGGCGCAGTTGACGCTGGTGATACCTATTATTTCACAATGATTACTGATTACAATTCTGCTGGTAATTTGCAGAATGTGTATGGTCAATCAACAAACGAAATCTCACCTGGAGATGCTGGCACTCAGCCTGCATTCTTTTTACCAGGTCAGATTGTTAAAATACCTCACTCAACAGCGGTAGAAGGAACCTCTTGGGATGATACTAATGCTGCATCAGGTACAGCACCTACAGATTATATTATTGCAAAAATAGTTTCAGTAGACACTTCAACATTAGATCGTGCTGCAAACTTAAAATGTACTATTATAAAAGGTTTAAATGCTGCAACTGAGTTAACTTCTTTTAAAACACATGGTGATGCTTTAGACGCATTCGATGTTTCAGGTAAATCTGTTGCAGATTATCTTGAAAGAAAAAGATGTTATGTAGTTGGTACTGCATTTGGTGAAGGTACTGGTTATCCAGAAACTTGGAAAGATCAGCCATACTCTACAGGCTATGGTCTAACTCAAATTTGGAAAACTTCAATGGCTATGACAAATACGTCTAGAGCTACTATATTGAAGTATGAGCCAAATGAGTGGGCTAGAGTTTGGAAAGAGAAATTAGTTGAGCACAAATATGATATTGAGCAATCTTTATTATTTGGTTCGCAATATACTGATAATGATGGTGTTAACTACACTCAAGGTGCAGTTGATTTTATTTCAAACTATGGTAACGCATTTAGTTTAGATGTCAATTCTAAAACAGCTGATGATTTCTTAGATGATTTATCTAGCTATGTGGATCCAAGATACAATAGTAGTCAAGCAACAATTTTCTTTGTTAGCACTGCTGTTTATAATTGGATGCATAAATTAGGTGGATATTTCAAAAATAATCTTGAAATCTCATCTAACTTTAGATCTGACTTCGCTATGACTGGCAAGAAAAAAGTTATGGGTGTAGATATTACTACATTCTCAACACCTTATGGTGATATGAATGTGGCTAGAAACATCCACTTAGATAGCACACAAATTAAAATGCTTGGTGTTAACATGAAGCATTGTGCTTATCGACCACTTGTTGGTAATGGATTAAACAGAGATACTTCAGTCTACGTAGGAGTTCAAACATTAGAGAACTCAGGTGTCGATCGTAGAGTAGATATGATTCTAACTGAAGCAGGTATGCAATGGGAAATGCCCGAATCGCATGCCCTATGGACGTAAGGAGTTAAATTATGGCAAATCCGTTATATGGACAAAATAAAGCTGATGGAAACATTGGTTGGTTACAAAACAAAGAGTCATATTTAAATCTAGGAACTACTACTGCAGTAGTTCTTGTAGCTCATGAAATGCTCGGTAAATCTGCGATAGCTGGAGATCCAAATGGTTCTGCTAGAACTGTTACTACACCTACAGCTGCTCAATTAGTTGCTGCAATGAAAGTAAAAGCTAGTGATAGTAAGTGTATTGCTGGTGATAGTTTTCAATTCTGTTTTATTAACACAGGAACTGCTGGTGAGAATGAAACTTACACAATGACAGCTGGAACTGGAGTAACTGTAGTAGGTTTTGCAGATATTGAAAATCCTGATACTACTCATGATGCTTTTAGTGTAGGCTCTTCATTATGGGCTGTTCAAGTTACAAATGCTGCTTCAGGTTCTGAAGCTGTTGATGTAATTAGATTAGCGTAAGGAGTAACTGATGGCTAATGTAAAACTAGGTTCACAAGCAGGTTGGAAATTTAACTATGCTGAAAACTT